GAAACTTAATGAATGTTGTACCAAATAAGTCGTATGAATTCAATCCGTATTTTAGTGCTTTTGGCAATTTACAAAATGCTGGATTAACATTTACCAATCCATTATTAATACAAGACTCTCCAAATGATTTATTTGCATTTACTGGTGTTGTCAGTCCGGTACCGGGCAAATTAATCTATGAAAGTTTCAGTTTTGCAGGCTGGTTTTTTTATGACAGTACAACTCCAAATTCCTCAAATCAAATGTTTTTAATGGCCGGTCCATGTAGAAGTTCCACATTTGATTTTAATAAAGTTGATTATGGTGTTTCTGTTTATGAAACGGCAACTCCAGGATTATTACAATTCAGCATTGCATTTGCTAGCGGTAGCGTAGCAAATAGAATAAGTTTTGATTCTGTTACAGTTAATAATCTTATTGGCACATGGTTTCATTTTGCATTTACATATGATGGCAGAACAACCGGAACGCCAGTATTACCAAGTTCTATAAAAGTTTATATTAATGGTGAACGATTATCTGGAACAATAACTTCATTTGGTTCAGGTTTTAATGAATACAACACTTCTGTACCTATTCAAATAGGTACATCTTTTTTGCAATTGCGATGCAATAACTCTCACGTATTTGGAAATATGGCAGATGTTGCTTTTTTCAGAGGAGAGCTAACAAGTGATGAAGTTGTAGAATTATATAATAGTCGTGTACCTTGGCATAAAAAACAACGTATAATTGCTGGAACTTCTATTATCCTTGACAATAATCCAAATCCAGTAGAAGCTGGAGAATATATGACCACTTTCAATAGAGATGGTATGCTAGTTACCGGATCTGTTGTAACAAGTGTTGGAGACAATCCTGAATGGGTTCATTTTTCTCCTGGTCAAGAGATGCAACCATTTCATGATCAACAACAATATGCTGCCGATGCCAAAGGTGCCACAGTTAAAAATCCTTTCTTTGCTACCGGTAGTGCTGAAACATCTGTTGGAGAAGGATTTAATAGTCCTCTTTGGAGTAAAAATAAGATTGAAATTCCGATGCCGGTTGCAGCGGATACAGAGTTGCAAACATTTGTTGGTCCTGATGCGTCTGGATTTGTTACGACAAACTATTCGCCAATGGCTTATTATAATTTCACAAGAAAAATATGGGAACCTATTGGTGTTGGATTACCATTAAACGTTTCTGCTGATGTTCAAGATTATTTTAATGAATATCCAATTGGTTTCCCACATTCTTTAGGAATATTTGGTACTTCAAACACTATTAATGTTGCAAAAAATATAGCATATTGTACCAATGGACTTGGATTTCCTTTTCATCCAAAATATCATGCAACCGGATCACAAGTTTTAGATATGTCTCAATATATCAGTGAACCATTTGTTTTAGAAAAGGCGGTTTTGGAACTTGGACCTGTAAAGTTCGAACTAGATAAAATTGACAATGTTTTTTTGGCAATGCAAAAACCGGTATCAGCTTCAGTTGCAACGTTTTTTATATTAAATCAAAGATATAATCAAAATATTGATTATAAGGAAGAATTTAATACTCTTGGTATACCTTACGATGTTTCTGCATCTATACCAATCAACAAATCTTTAACAAAAAATCAATATGATACTAGTACAACAACCCGAGTTGACACTATTCGTGATATGGTTGGATTTTCTCAAATATTTTCTATTGCTGGTACCACTCCACTAAATCAACTTGTAATAAGTAGCTATAACATATATTCAGGACAAAGAACAGGAAGTCTAGAAGAACTACTACCAATTACTTCAAATGACATCGTTGTTAGAAACCAGGTTTCTTCTTTTGCTGGAGTACAATATACTGGATTAAAACCAGTATTTTCAATGAGTATGTGTACTCCAACATATGGAAAAAATCTGATTGGAGTCAATACATTAGCATATAATCTTGGTAGCACTGCAATTGTTTTTGGTAATAATGGTTATAGGAATTCATTAGGAATGTTACAGCCCACGACACGTGGCCTCGTAAATGATCTTTTTAATACTGTAAATCTAGAGCCAAAGTTAACCAACTTCTATAAGGCATTTGATATCGATACTTCATTCCCAACAGAAAAATACAGAGTTAATCCATATATTCTATATCCACAAGATAAAATAATATTAGGCTGTCAAATGCCGATATCAATTTCACCTCATTTAGTACGTGGGGCCGCTAACATTCCAGGACCAGAAGGCATCTTTACAATAGAAGAAACAGACACAAAAAAACTATCTCCTAAGTTAACCTTATATGGTTCCTATATAAGAGAAAATAAGGAATATAATGATGGAACAAATCAATTGCTATCATCAGAAACAATCCACGAGGTTATAGAGTAATATGCCTATTTTCGATCAATTTGAAAACGAACCTTATGTAACCTATTCTGGTTCCTATACTGACGAGTATGTTTATGGCTCTATATATAGCGCCTCCCCAGCCTATAATAGAGGAGTTATTGCATTAAAAACAACAGGAATTGTTTCTTCATCTTTTTATCAAAAAGATTTAAGTCGTTCAGATACGCTAGGATATCTCTCTGGAAACTATATAAGTTCACGAACACAAAACTTAAATATCAAATGCACAGATGAAGCAGAATATATTTATGATTCGATTGTACCTTCTACAATTGGGATAACAAAAGTAGATGGAGTTCTAAATCCATTTTTACAAACAACATCAAGTTGGAAACAAATATTTTCTGCCAGCTTACCAGCAGCACCATACAGAAAATCACTTTCTGATTTATCAATTCATACAATACTTGCTTCCCAAAATTTACCAATACCAACCAGTTCGGGTGATACCTTATCAGTCCCAGACATTAATAGTTTTACTAACAATCTGTGGCTTGCAAGCTTTCCTTTTCAATCTAGATATAAAAAATTACAAAGATATTTAGGAGTTGGTTTAGATAATAATGTAATAGAAGTTGATATATATTCAGGCAGTTTCATTACTCCTCCGTCTTCTTCAAAAGAACAAGGTACCTTACTTTATGCATATGGAGATGCAACGTATAAGGTTTATGCACAATATTCTCAATTTTGGTTGGGTTTGGGAATGAAAGATGATATATATCATGCTCATATTCCAACTAAAAAATTCAATCCAATACAGAAAATAACATATACAAATTATAGTGGTTCCCAAACCTCTTGTTATGTTGCTTTTGGAGAACGTGGCACAATATTAACTAGCTCTTTTGGATACCCGGACACATGGGAAGCAATATGCTATCGTCGAACGGGAGGTCTTTTGTCTTCATATGGTGCAGCAGGAGCAGAAGAAAATCCAATTGACATCACGAGTTGGCCAGCTTCTTCTACGATTACAGGCTCAATAAGAGATGCTATAGCCATTCCAGTACATATTTCTGGTAAAGATGGTTGTCATCAGCAATGGGCTTTAGTTGTAGAAGCAAATAACGGATTTGTTCCAGTAGGAAAAATGGTAAGAACAAAATCTGGTTTGCAAAAAAATCCAGCATATAAAATTCCAACCAAAGATCAATGGGAATATGTAAATTTAGATACTCAATTTGGTGGATATCACGTAGATATACACGGGCTCGCATATACGAATCCAGCAGGACAATATTCGGCGCCGCTGGAATTTGTGCCTGGACTTTTAGTTGCCGGAAGAATATTCGATGGTGTCGCTCCATGGTCTGGTCTAATTGGATGGTGTGCTGATGCTAATGATCCATCATTAGCAGCTATTAATTGGGCCAGAGAAACTGATCCTTTATCTACCGGAGCAGGAGACACGTGGCTTTCAATAACATGTAATAAATGGAATGATTTTGCTGGCTATACTTTTTGGACATGTGGGTATACTGAAGGTACTCCAGATGTTGGAAAAATAGTTCGTGGAGAGTTTTTTCCAACATCTGCATATACCGATATAACGCCAACAGGAATATTTGCTCCAAATCCAGTTCCAAAATTACGTTCAATTGCTTATAATATTACTAGCGGATCCAATCCTGGTATTTCTGGATTAATGTGTGTTGGCGATAATGGTACAATATTATACTCTGCGAATGCTGGCACTAACTGGTCACTACGTACTCCTGCTAATGGTTATACTGGCAGTTTTGTAGAAGTAAAAAAAGTATATACCATGGAAACATCTAATCCAATTACTCTCACTGGTATTCAATGGATTGCTATTGGTGATGATGGAGAAATGCAATTTAGCACAAATCTAGATGGTTCTAATTGGTATAGTTTTAGAACTGGCAAACCATCGCCAGGAGCTATCATATCCGAAATAGAATATCCAAATAGAGCATATGCTTCAGCTAGTTTAGGAAGATCGGTTGGTACAGACCCAGAATGGAAAAATTTTGCTTATAATTTACAGAATAGCTCTTTCCGTTCTTATTATGCCGGCTCTGTTGAGCGCACATTATTAACTACTAATGCAAATATTAGTCGTCCACCATACACTATGGTTGCTGGCGGCGTGTCAATACATGATTTCAACAAACAAACACTGGGAGAACCATTAACTAATAGCAATACTGTATTAATGTGTCGTGTAAGCGATGTATCTTCTAGTATAAAATCCGGAACTATATATGGCAATGCAGATGGAAATCGACTTAATGGATTCTTACCACAAATAGGGATTTCTGCATTTAATTATATTTCTCCAATTTCCACGTGGATAAAACCAACAGATTATGACTATAACAAAGCTTTTTTTGGTTATGGTGATGGTTTCACTCTAGATTTAAGTGATTGGCAATATGGCGGCACATTAAATGTTGGACGCAAAGGAAAAACACCAACATTTCTAGATTGGAGTCCATATGACGTATATGGACAAATCGACATAGCTCAGTTTAATCTTTATAATCCTCAAATTCGTGGTTGGAAGTATGGATTATATAGTGGTTTAAATACAAGAACACATGCCGTGTGGAGAAGAGGAAAGTTTGGTCAATATCGTGACATGTTAGAACAAAGACTTTTTACTCGATATCAACTACTTGAACAAAGCAACCCATATTATAATGCAAAAAACAATTTACCAATAAAAAGAACAGTTGATGGTCCAATTGAAATTTCATATGTTACTAGCAGTTTGATATATAGTCAGTCAATTGATTATATGACTGCAACAAATCCAGCTTATAATCCTTATGATAGTGGTATTTATGATATATATTATCGGAGTGGTCAACCATTTTTTGATAGAGCAAATGAGGATTAACAATGGCCGGGATTTTAAATGCTGCTGAACGCATATTAGATACCGTCATCACAACTGAAGGTAAAAGACAAGCTGCTACCGGAAAGATGAAGGTTGAGTATGTTTCCTTTAGTGATGCTGGCGCTATATACGCCCTAGATACGCTTGTGTCAGGTGGACTAGACTTTACCTCAAGAATAACTTTTGAAGCCGGTAATATGCCCCAGGATGCTATTGTGTTTGAAACAGATGATAGCGGTAATCTATTGGCTAACTTTATAGACGGAGATTCTGGTTATAAAGTTAGAGCTGGAAAAGTATTTCCAATATTGACGGGCTCTACAAGATTTGAAGCACCATTTATTAGCGGTTCTCAATTTGCTTCATTAGCCGGTACCTTATTAAGTTCTTCTTTAAAGAATTTCGTAAAACTATCTCTTCTACAAAGTCCCGATCCTCTAGATATTAATTTTAACGAATTTATAATCGATAAAAAAGATTTAACATTCAAGATAACGGATACAAAGCCAATCGCTAACTCTGAAATACAGGAAATTGATGTTGATAAAATTGAAAGTATATTTTTTGATAAAAGATTAAGTCATGTACCAAATTTTCAGTATTTACCACCTATCAACAAACCAAGAGATGGTTCAAATAATTCGGTTGTTATAGGTGCATATAAAAATTTAAATCAACTCCCATACACAACATATGAACAGTTAGCTAATGAACTTTCTTCATCTATTAATCTTGGATATAGTCGAGAAATTGAATTCTTAGAAACCTCTCGACCTAATAATATATTTGGACAGTTTTTTGAACAATATGCGGACGGATTTAAAAAATTAGATGTTATCGATTTTGGAATTTTCCCTCCAGATAACAATGGCAAGGCACATCATGTGTTTTTTGTTGGTAAAGTATTTATAGATAACAATAATACGCCAACATTCGTTAATATATTTACTTTGGTTTGGGAGCTATAAACTATGGTTTTACCGGTTTTAAATAAAGATACGCCGAACGCTTCTATAATCAAAGAAGATAGTGTTAATGTAACGTTAATCAGCACTAGTGGTAATTCAATTGTTTATCAACTAGCTTACAGCTTCAATCCTAAGTTATCAAATTCTTTAAATGCAAAAACATTAATCATAGGAATTGGTACTAAAACTGGCAACAACTCTAAAATACCGCAGCTCATAAAAGGATTTACTACGGAAGAAATTACGGAAAACATATTACAACAAGTTAACATCTATAAAAATATATCTTTAGCTAAGAATTCTTATCCTTTTTCCATAACAAGAAATTTATCAAAATATTATGACCCAAAAACTATCGATAAACAGCGCCTATATACAACTGTTTACATCAATAGTAATGTTGGACAACTAAACACATTAAATCAAAATAATTCTTCATATAATCAAAACATTAATGCAAACGTTAATACCAATACATTTGCAACCACCAAACCTTTTAATCTACGACAGATAAGAGAGGGACTGAAACAAACTCAAAAAATAGATCCGGCTAGCTTATATACTAATCCAACAAATGCCATAGTACCCACCTCAAAAGCTATAGCTGGATTAATTCCAAAAAGAAACTTAACTCAAACCTCTTTATATAATATAAATCCAAAGGTACGTAACTTATTAAGTTCTTATCTTTCTAAAAACATTGTCAATTTACGACAAAATTTGGCTCCACAATCATATATCACTGAAATAAAAAAAGTAACAGTGGATCTATTAAATATTAGTGATCGTTTAATCATCCCAATTCAATATATTGGACAGAACGATTTCAAATTGATATTTGATTTATATGATGATTATGGAAATCGTGTTCAAAACTTTGAAACGTTTATTCCCCATAACACAAATATTAATAATTTAATAATCACAAAACCACCATTTGCTGTTGAAACTTCTAGCACTGGTTTGGATAACATAAAATTTTCTATTGAACAAATTGATCGATACGCAACTGGAGTAGCTATTTTTCGAAAAGTCGTTTATAAACAACAAAATACTTCTAATGCAAATTATTTGAAGGTTGCAGATGTTGAACTAAAACCAGGAGATCCTCCTTATTTATTTTCAGATAAAGTTCTATCAACAAGTGACATGATATATCGGTTTGTTCCTTATGATAGAAACAAACGTTTGGCTTCTGTATTTTCTACAAACTATGTAAGGCACAATTCTATTAATAAAACCGGCACTAATGTTCCAGTTCCTAAAAAAATATCTAGCCGACAAAGTTATTGCACGTTAGATTATTCAATTGACAATGACTGTATTATTGTACGAGCCAGTAACTTTCCAGCACAAGCTGTTGCAATATGTTTTTATAAAAAAAATCGAACAATAAATGAAAGTCGTTTCGTAAGAATAGGTAATCCTATACGTATACAAGCTAATAGCTTAATTCCATCTAGAGTAATAGACGCAAAAGTTAAAAAATATAACATATATGAATACAAAGTTGGAATCATATATCCGGATGGTATTGAAGAATTAACACCATCTGTATTAGCAATTGAGTTCAGACCTATCGAAGATAATATTGCTGTTTCTACAATAACTAACGTTGCAAATACATCATATATTGATGGTACACCTGATGTTACATTTACAGTTAACTATAGCTATAATAAAAATCAATATGAAGACATTAAACAATTATTGATCGATCAAAATCTGATTTCCGAATATTCCGATGCTGTTTCGGCTAATCGTGAACTTTTAGGTCGTTTATTAGCATATCAGGTTTTACGTCTTAACATGTCAACCGGAGAGTTAGAAGATTTTGGCGTAATTACAAATCCAGATTTTTCAGATAGAAAACAAGGATTGGCAAAAGGCGTAAAGCCTTTAGTATCTGGAGTGGAATATTCTTATAAGATTACAACTTTATTAAGAGATCCACAAACCATGTTTCCGACGATTACTCGAACCGTAAGTAAATCTAAAAAGACTAGTCAAAATCAAATTTCAAAATCTTATACTCTATATCCATATGAGTGGTTGCAACCGGTTACGATGCGATATGGAACATTGTACAATGATACTTCCGTTACTAGAACTTATCCAAATACGTTACCTTCTTTTGAATTTGGAAAAGTAGTAGATAGAAAAGAAGTTAATGTCAATATACTAAGTAATTTACCAAACGTTTCCAATGCAAAAGCACTAGTTTATGATATCAACAGATGTTTGCTTACTTGGGAAATCAGTGGCGATGTTTCCAAAGTTGATCATTTTATGATTATAAGAGATATGTTAGGAATGAAAACAATTGTTGGCGCCGCTCATTCTATTCCTTTAGGTAATGATAACAAGTATAAATTTTTAGATACGTTCACAAACAATGAAAAGGGACAAGCAATCTATAACATAATACCAATATATTATGATGATACCGAAGGTCAAACCGCACAAACAAATACAATTTTGATATAATTAAGGTTGCATATGTCACTTACAATTAGAAAAACTACCGGTAATGATGCAGGTATAGTTACCGAACCAGCCAATAATAACAATGATACTATCTCTTCAGAGATGAATCAAACGGTTGATGTTACATATACTACCGTACTTCAAAACGTTAAGCCTAATAAAAAACAATTAAACTATGCTGCACCTTTGAGAGTTGAATATCAACAAGTGCCAGTAGCTAAAAATGCGCTTAATTCTTCTGTTGGTAGAACTTCTATCAATAAAAAATTACCATCCCTATTAAGCTATAACCCGCCGTTACAAACAACAATACGTAAACTTTCTCTTGATCTTGTCAATAATGCCGTTTCAACAAATGCAAATGATAACATACAGCTTGTTACCAGTGCTGGAGTATCAAGTCTTGATTTAAGACCAGAAATAATATCAATATTGGACTTATCTCCTATGTGGAGACAAGAACCAAAAAACTCAAACATTAATGCAATTTTAGAACGTCAATATACCGACACTGGAATGTTTCTCAAATTTTCACATCAAACAAAATTATTGCGTCAAGAAACATTAATAGCAACGTTAAAGGATATAAAAAGAGTAACAAAACAAGATAAAACTTTTAATGACATCAGAAATGATTATCTCAATGAAATTAATATTGTTGGTAATAATATGATGTTTTTTAAAAACATTCTAGAAAATATCGATGTAATCAAAAAATCGTTTGATATTAAACTAATCCCAGATACCAAATATAAAGTCGCTTCCAAATCCGAAGCTATTACTCCACTTCGTATGTTTTATTCGGAAAACATGGGATTTACTACTGGTCAATACGAAACATTTTCCGATACAAAAATATTGCTTCAACTATTATATGATTTGAATACAAGATTAAAAACGTATTCATTTAAATTTTTAGATCAAGTAAATTTAACCAGAAAAAATGATTTCAGTCCAATCCGGATTGATGTAAGTGAAAATTCGCCAGGATATAAATTTGATATCAGCAATTTTACTTCAACAACTAATCAGCCAATAAACGCCAGTGTTAGTGCAACATTTAACAGATTTATTAATCTGTTACCATCAGATGCTGATTCTAGAATTAAGCTACTAACATATATTTTAGCTAAAGAATATATTGTATCGAGCAATCTCGGAAATACTAACAATAATTCTATTTTGCAAAAGTTTAGAGCACCAAATGTCGGAAATTCATTTGCTAATATTATTGGTGATATATCTCCAAATATACTACAAATACCAAATAATAGAAATGGTCTTTCTTTTCTACCATATACAACAATACCAAATTCTACAAATACGATTGTTTTAGCATTTGAAAAGAAATTTATTGAAGATCCGGACAACAATAACACCTCATGGGTGCCAGGTGATAACTACTTTACAGAAAAAATTATAAATCCCACTGGAAATACATGGGATATTTCTAGCTATAATGCATATGTGACAAATTATAATGACACCACACAAAATGCTGCTAATCTTATTAGAAGATTATTAGGTATAGATTTACAAGAATCACAAACAAGCCTTATAACTCCAATGATGCTTAATAAGCAAATATTGCAAGCATTTTATACTGCATTTGATAAAGTAACACCAATTGAAGAAGATGTTGCAGCTAAATTTGATCCTGCTGTTTATGCAGAAAAACTTGCATTACAACAGCAAAAAGAACAACTGGAGACAGAATTAAATTCTCTAAAAGCGTCAATACCAACTGGTGATGTGAGTGTATCATCAATTGGTGACGGCAGCGAAGCCAACCAGGTGAATAATTGGCGACCCCATCCAGAAGATTTAGAGCGAGAGGTAGAAAAATTACGTAATAATCCAAGGATACCTCTTCTAGAAGCAAAATTAATAGAAATTAATCAAAGAATTAATGAATTAAATGTACCCAATCCCAATATATTGCAAAATACCATTGAACAAGCAATGATAATGAACATTTTTAATGTCGCTGGCGATTATGCCGACTTAAAAAACATGTTGTTTCAATATTGTATTCTTGCTGGATTAGTGAGAAATAAAAGTAATGAAACAAATGGAATATTTAATATATTAGCACGTAATGAAATTAATAAAATACAAAATCTGGACGTATTTGCAGCGTTTGAAACATTAACAACGATATTTGGTGGAACTTCAAATACTTCTACAACAACTATTGATGGTTTACAACTATTGCAAAGTTTAAAACAACTCGCTGGAACTATTGCAGAAAGATACATCAAAATATTCATCATTCTTTCAAATACTGGTACACAATCTGTATTAGGTTTCAACTCTGGCAAAACAGTCGATTTGATAATGAGTGAAGCTGATGTTGCAAATGTACTTGAACGGGCAGCTCTAGGCCAAGGTACAATAGGTAACACTAATCTCATATATCAATACATAAATTTAGCAAACTCATTATTTTCTTCAGCTCAAGTCAATGGAACAAACGTACATTTGTTATCTGATAATTCTGGAAGAACAAGATTAAGTTCTTTAAGTTGTTCAACACAACTTTTCATGTTATTTGAAATATTCTGTCAATATAGCAAGAAATATTCATTTATAAAACCTAATCGAACTATAACGCAAGATAAATTTGGATACGTTCAAGTTGAAACTAGTGAAGAATTACCAATTGGTGAAATTCGTTTTGACAAACAAGGTGATACTGCTGAGTTCACAGATAGAAATACTGGCACAGTTAATTTTACCACGACAACATTAACAGAAACAAAAACCGGAGTTTTAAAGTTTTTAGTTTTCAAAGTAGATTTAACTAATACCAGTTTGGTTCAAAAGTCTATAGAAATATTAAGTCGTGACTACAAAGAACAAGAAGCCGAAACTGAAAGAAGGCAAAATCCGTTATTTATTAGCCTCGAAGATAATAAAAATAAAATTGCAAAAGAATATTCCGATATAGACACTATTATCTCAATATTTGAAGTTATTGGCAATAATCTTAACAATGCACTAAGTCAAGCAAAACAATTTTTTACTCAAACTGGATTAAAACAGTTTTTAGCGACCAGTACAATTTCTAATCTAGATTTGATCAAAAACATATCTCAAATAAGAATATCGGCTCAAGCATTAAATGAAATTAAGGAAAAAACCAGAGTTCCAACTGAATATGTAACGGCTCGTAATTCTTCTGAAACAAAAGAGATCGATTTAATTGTTTCAGATGTACCAACTGTTAATAGTTTTAATTTATTAGAAAAAATGATGAAAAATTATACGCCGGGTACATCATTTAGCGAAGAACAATATAGAAGAAATTATAAAGTTATAAGCGTTGGTTTGCCAACTGGTTTTTGCAAAGTATTATTTGATCGAATTAGTAGAAAGAATATTAATACGATATCATTTCAAGAACGTCAAAGTGATATAATATATGTTAACGTTTATGTAAGAAACGCAAAATATCCGGATTTAATTTTCAAGCCAACGAAATATGTATTTGACACTAGTCTTTTTGTAACGAATAAAAATATTAATGATGCACAACCACAAGTTGGTGAGAGTTATACAGCGGTATTGAATAGAATGGCTTTAACAGATTTTGAAGATCCTTTCAATCCAATTGAAATCGATTTAGATGCGTTAAAAGCAGATCCAAAATATAACGGATTAAAAGAAACACAATTTTCTGAGTTGTTATATAACCATGTTAATAGCTATTTGTTTGGCACATACATGAGCTTGCATACTGGTGTTAAACCAAGTGAAGATACTTTTACATTTCCTGAACCAGCAGAAAGAGTTTTAAATTCTAAGGTCAAGGGTTTGATATCAGCTTATTTGCAGCAATTAAAATTAACTGCACCTTCCGACAAACAAGTAACATCTCAAATACTATCCGATCCTAATATTTCCGATACTGTAAAAGATTTGTATCGCATATGTACATATGGTAGCCTTGTATTAAACACAAACGAAGTAATCAATAGAGTATTGGTGCCTAAGTTGTATGATAGAATATTTTATATTCCAATTCAAACATATGCATTAGAAATCGATGTAGCTAAAACAAAACTATACAATCAAAATATTAATTTTGATTTATATCGTGATTACTTAACGATTGATCAATCTGGCAAATACATTTTGAGAGATGGAGACGCAGACCAATTTATTGTAAAAGATATTTTTGTGCAAGTGGAAACATTACCTAACACTGTTACGTTAACTGAAATAATAGGACCAAATATCACAAATCTATCAAAGATTGGCAACATATCTAGCTATTTCAACTCTGCAAGAGCAAATCGCTCCGGACAAGCTTTAGGAAACATAAATATATTAAATAAGAATTTATTTCGAAAGTAAAAATGGCAAAATCTTATCCATCAAATAGAGCAGTGATATTAGACGCTCCCGGCGAAATACCTCTTCCGGAAGCTAGCTTTATATATAATTTTTACATGCCTGATGAATATGTTAATGAGAATCCACTTGGTTCATCACCTAATCGATTACAAAATGATTTAAAGAATAGTGCTAATACTTCTATAAGACAACAATTAAAAAGAAAAATACAAAGATTTGTCCCGAGATATACAAATGTTTCTTGGAAACAGGTTAATTTAGGAAATAGACCTGATTGGATTGGTAAGATATCGATATACAACAATCTATCAAAAATTCTCGACGAAGAAACTTTGAGTTCTGATTTTTTTACAAATATCTTATTCAAAGATAATGGAGCTGATGGGAAAATAACATATAGTATTGATAAAGCATTGTCAGCATTTATGGAAGGGGCTGATATGTCCCGAACCAACTTATCACAAATGGATCAAATCAAGTTACTAAACACATTAACATCTCAAGAAATCGATGGTACTTTTCTTTCAGAGGCATTCTTAAATCTACAAAAAAATGGTATAAAATATACTTCAAATAATAATAAAGAAGATATCGTTAAATCAATATATGATCAACTACGAAATGTAAAACTTAAAAGTGCATTCAACAATAAAAGAATAGAGACACTTCTACGTTCAAGTGCTCAACAAATCGATAATATATTCGGTGATGAAACTTATGCTAGTATTGGCCTAGCCAAGATATTGCAAGAAAATTCTATTGTTGCCAGACCAAATTCTGTTATCGATGCAGTTGATTATCAACTTAATTTACCGAATCACATATCATATGACAAGAATGTTCCAGTAGGCACATATAAGATTAATTTCCAAGTTATTGGTTATGTAATTGAAAAAACAGAATATTCACGTGATGGTCAAGCAATTAAGAAGGATCCTATTGTAATAGAAAATCCTAATGTTACTGAATGTGTAGATTATAATGTAAAATATGGTACACAATACGGATATACGGTTAAATCTATTTTCATGTTAGAGATACCGACATATAACATTACAGAAACAAATATAGAATTTGGTACAACAACTTACTTAGTTGCATCACAAAGATCCCCAGAAGCATATATTGTATGTAAAGAATATATGCCACCACCACCACCCGCCGACTTTCGAGTTATATGGGATTATCAACGTGATATGCCCATGCTTACATGGAATATTCCTGTCAACTCTCAAAGAGATGTTAAATATTTTCAAATATTTAAACGTTTGGGCATCAATGAACCGTATCAATTAATTAAAGTATATGATTTCAATGATAGTGTCACGCCATTAAGTTTATCGGAAATGTCCGAACAATTTATGGAACAAACTAATGTGTTGAATTTGCGTTTTCCTAATGGAACAGCTTTACCAAGAACATACTACCATGATGATGATTTTAACAAAGATGGTTCAGCTATATATACAGTAGCTTGCATTGATGCTCATGGCTATAGTTCAAACTATACCGTGCAATTTCAAGTTTCGTTTGATAAATATGGCAATAAAATAATAACAGAAGCTATATCACAATCAGGTGCACCTAAAGCATATCCAAACTTCTTTATACAAAAAGATGCTTTTGTAGACTCTATACGCACGAGCGGCACTGGTAAACTTCAAGTAATCTTTAATCCCGAATACTTGAAAGTTGTTGCACAAGGTCAACCACCAACCGATTTAGGTCTACTTAAAACAGACGAAAATTCTGTTTATAAACTGCAATTGATTAATATTGATTTACAACAGGAACAAACAGTAAATATAAAGCTGATAGATACAAGAAATAAAACTGATCTTCCTGGACCAAACAATATCTCAAACAACTCTACAGTTTCAATAAACAATAATATAAAACCTCTATCACGTGACAATATAGGATCTTAATATTATTGGAACTATAAAATAACAATTCAAACTTTATATTTTTTTGACCTCTAAAGCTTCTTTTGTATTTCCATATTTTTCAAGATTTGTTTTTTCTATTTTCTAATGCTCTTTTAGGATGATTTCGGGATCGCCTCAAACGTTTCGCCAATAACCAAATCTAAAAATTTGGCTTTTTTTCTAAAACATTCATATCCTTCTTTTAGTAAAACAATATCTGTTCTACCTTGATCCTCAAAATATTTTTTTGCTTCTTCATACGAGATTTTTTTCATATTCTATATTTACCTTTACACAATTTTTATAATTTATAATTGTTATTTATGGGATTACTACAGGAAAGTGTACAATGGCATTTCTACAAGGTGATACAAATAATATAATTCTTGATGCAGTATTAACAGATACCGGCAGAAAATTTCTTTCCCAGAACAATCAAAGCTTTAAAATATCAAAATTTGCTTTAGGAGATGATGAAGTTGATTATGGTATTATACAAAAATATGGGCGCACAGTAGGGAAAGAGAAGCTTGAAAAAAACACGCCAATATTTGAAGCTTTAACAAATGGTTCATTAGCACAAAAATATCGTTGCGTCTCTGTTTCAGATCCAAATTTGATATTTTTGCCAAGTATTGAGCTAGTTGGTGGTGCTAAAACTATAAACATTAATGCAGCAACTAAAGCACCAGCAAATATCAGTATTCAACAGGTTTTTAGTGACCCATTAAATGTCAGTAGTGAGTTAGTAGATGCAACATATATGGTGCAACTAAATTCACAGTTTCTAGACATCATCGGAGAAACACCAGAATATACAGAAGCTCAGAATCAAACTTCAAATTATTTAATAGCTTCTGTGCCTGGAAAGGCTTCAGATACAAATGGCTCGGTTCTTAATTTTAGTTTAAGAACTCGTACAATAACAAATGCTCAGTTCCAAATATATGGTGCCGTTAACGGTACCGCACAAAAAACACAAATTAACACATATGTTAAAGTTACTGGACTACAATCCGGTGCCTCATATGATATTTTAGTTCAAATACAAAAATCTTAATATTAAGGTATAAATAATGGCAACCTTTCAAGCTTTTGATAATCAAGACATAAGATCAACTACAAGTTATCTCAATCAGTTAGTTGATATAATTGGTTCAGATGTATCATCTTCCGCTACAAGAAGAGAATATCAAGTTTTCGTAACTGGTGGATTAGGTCCAGGAGTTACTAGCTCTCTATTTCAAACAATATATGATCAAGATTTCACTCTACAAACCGCAAATCCTGTTTTTGATGTGACATATGGTTTTGCTACAAGTTCTGCCCTTATAAATGAATTAAATCCAACAATCGATGCTAATGGCAAATATATATTCGGTTCTGATACTCTCATGATGAGAGAAAAAATAGATATATATAGATTATTTGCTCGTCAATTGCTTGGTGACGAAACTGCTACGTTTACAGCCACAGCTCCTAATTCTAACAATACAATTGAAATAAAAGAAGCTGTTTTTATTTGCTTTAAGCGTTTGTTTGCACGTGATAAAGTTAAAAGAGAAACGTTTGCTATGCGCTTCTTTACTAGCGCAGCTCAAGCTCCCGCAGGAACCAATATTGCAACAACAGCAGCATCAGCATCAATATTAACTGATATCAACTCAAGTACCAATAAATTCTTCGAAGTTGGTGGTGAAGCTGCTGTTGTAGTTGATTCAGCAGTTACAACAAATCCATATGGTTTATTATTTCTTGATCGTGGCATTCTTGTTCTTGATATGTCAAGAAGTTTCGATCAAGCAGTTAAAATTACTGGTTCCATTGATTGTGTTACAACAACGGCTGGAACAGTCGCCGTATCCGCTAGCCTCTGTAGATTTGCAACTTCTGCATCGATAGATAATTTCGTTGACCATCTTTGTAGTACACGTTTCACAGCTTCTAATGAAACTGCAATGACTTTTCAAAATATAACAAACATCAATAGCACAATATTCTTCTGTCGTGCAAATCCAGATTCATTCAACTATTCTTCTAATCCAACATTTACAGATGATAATAATAGAATCGTTGTTATAGATGAAGGTGAAGAATTAGATCAAGAGGCATTTACGTTTATTACTTCTATTGGTCTATATGATGATAACAACAATCTTCTTGGTGTCGCTAAACTTTCACGTCCTGTTCTAAAAGACTCTGAACGTGATCTGACTTTTAAAGTCAGACTTGATTTTGGTTTTTATAAAAAATTACATGTACGCAAAAAAACCGGCAAATCTATCAGATTTGTTAAGTAACATATTAATGTTGTAAAATAACTTAGCCTAAGTTAATAGACTGAACATTTCACCTCTCTTGATATAATTAATCCTAGGATAAAATTGTAGAAGATGAAATGAAGAAGTATGATCATAAATGCATAACTTGCAAATCTGGTTTTCAAAACAGGAAACCAAATCGAAAATATTGTTCTATTGTATGTCTTAGGGAAGATAAGAAAAATGCTCGTAAAGCAATATGCGAATGTTGTAACACAGAATTTCTGAAGTATAGTTCTGGCTCGAATATGAAATATTGTTCGAGAGTATGTGCTGCCAAGATATACGGAGAGCAACGAACTACAAACGGAACATTTACAACAGAATGTGGATGGTGTAAAAAAGTTATAACAAAACGTTTAAGTCAAAAGGGTAAGAATGGAGATTATTGTTCTCCTGCTTGCAGTGAAGCATTTAAACGTGGGAATGATCAAAAAAATATTATCAAAACCTGTAAACGATGTAATAAAGAATATGAAGTATTATATCGACGGCAAACAGAATATTGTTCACGCAAATGTTCTTCATTGTATCAGTCGGGTGAGGAACATATCAATTATGGAAAAGAAGGTCCAACTAAAGGAATGAAGCCTTGGACATATGGACTTACGAAAGAAAATGACGAAAGAATTGTGGAACTTGGAGCTAAAATAAGCAAGATACAGAAAGAGCAATTTGCTTCTGGTATTCGAAGCAATGCGAAAGAAAACAATCCAAACTGGGGCAAAACTATAGTTGATAGAACTTTTGAACAAATTGAAAATTATTCAAAGACCGCTATTAAAAGAGTAATGACAGGAACGAAAGGCGGATTCATTAAAGGCACACATGAAAGTTTAAAAGCAATAAAGAAAAAAATGTATTATAGATCATCATATGAATTTAAATTTATGAAATTACTAGATGCCGATAAAAATGTTATAACCTATTCATATGAGCCATTTTATATAAGGTGTTCTTCCGGTAAAAGATATCTCCCAGATTTTTTAGTATACTACTCTGATGGTACAAAAAAATTAATTGAAATAAAATGTGAATATACTAGATATCTTAAAAATTTTTCTGATAAAGAACAAGATGCTCGTGAATACTGCAAAAATAACAATATGATATATGAAATATTGATGTTAAATGACATTAACGAGTACGAAAAATATATTGAAAGTATTATAATATGATTAAACAAGTAAAAATAGGTGCTCGCACATATACGATTCATGAGCAGGATGCGGAAGAGAATTCTGTATTTAAAGAACATGAAGAAGCATATGGATATATTGAGTATCCAACGTCAGAAATTTACATAAGATCGGATTTAGAGATAACATTTCAAAATGAGACATTAATTCATGAGATATTGCATGGATTATTGGACAATACTGGAATTGACGAGATTAATACAGATCAAATAACGAAAGCGTTGTCTCCTCGCCTTTATGCATTTTTGGTAGATAATCCGGATTTCCAACAAAAGTTATTATCTTTAAAAAGATCATAGTAATATACTTAAATCTCAGATAATATGTCAATACAACGAGTAACACCAGATGATTTTGAGACGTTTACAATTGAAACCAATCCAAGGAGAACTTATATAAGTTCCTCAACAGATGGTATTACCGGATCACTTTATCTTTTTTCTCGAAGATCGACATTTCAAAAAGAGCCAGATCCTCTCAACTACTATAGCAAATCATATTTCTCTGATTATGATTTAAATCAATTGAGATTAAATGCGATAACGGCATCTACTGGAAGTACAAATATAACTTCAGAAATATTGGCATATATGACGGGGGTACAAGAAACTCCTGTATCTCCAAAACAATATCAACGTTTGGAGATTATCCGATTTGAGCCGCCATTTAGATTCAACTCTAACACTTTACGTAAGTTAGTTACTATAAACACGTTAATGCCCTATTATAGGGCAACATATCCTAATGCACATTACAGTTTTACAAATTATCATTGTTTAAATTTTTACTCAGCGAGTAATGTGCCAACGGGCAGTGTATTAATATATCCAAATCCCATAAATGCTGTAGAACAAGACTATAGAGATTATAGTTTTTCAGGTTCTTTTTCATTTGATTTTTGGATTAAGCCTAAAACTGTTTCTTATATGGAAACGATTTATAAACCAGGTACCATAATGCACATGTCTGGTGCATTTGCTATTAGTTTATGTTCTGGATCCTCTAGAGATATAAATGGGGCTATAGATGGTTTTAGAATATTGTTGCAGCTATCTGGTGCGAGCGAAGTACCTCCTGACCAAGTTGGAACAGGAATGCCTTATATGTTTTTCTCAAATGACAATTCATTGGAAGCAAATAAATGGCATCATGTAACAGTTCGGTGGGGCGGAGCCAATTATAATTTTGGTTCTGGTTCATTCATCATTAATGGTGTTAATGAGGGATATTTTAACATTACAGAGAGCTTGGTTGTTGGTAGTGCATCTCTTGATCAAGATATTCTTTGTATTGGAAACTATTTTGAGGGACCAAATAATACAATATCCACTAAAACTTCATGGTTTTTCTCTACAAATCCTTCTTTGAAAGAAGGATTATATGAGTTACAAACAAGCACAGCTCAAGACAATCCAACAATTTATGCTTTCAATTATCCTCTCAAAGCAGAAATACATGAATTAAAACTATATAGCAGTTATCTAAATAATGATCAAATAACTGCATTGGACGTTACAGGATTATCTGATACAGCATCAGCAAGTCTTAAGTTTTATTTGCCACCATTCTTTACACAAGAAAGTCCATATCGTCAAGTTATCAATAATGATGGTGGAGTGTTTGAGACTCCATTCTTTTCATCTGATGGGACAACACAAGATCCATTTAATATTAAAATGGCATTTGGTTGTGGTGGACATTACATCAATTTAGAAAACTATGTAAGAGAATTTGTTACAGGAAGATATCCAAGACTTTGGAATCTTTCTGCTTCTCTATATACAAATCCATTATCAACTGCAATATCTGCAAATGAATTATTATACAATACCGGTTCAAATATAAAAAGATTATATACTGTTATTCCAAACGATAATGGTAATTTTTATCCTAATTTCAATATATTATCTTCTTTAAGTGGTAGCAAATTTACTGATGACAATGGCACATCTGTTTTAGGTTATGTATCATTGAGAGATATGATTACCGGGTCATTTCCTGGTACAGTAATTCAAAGTAATACAGAAAATCCTATTTCAATTAATTTGCAAGGCGGTAATAATCCGGATAGTTTCTGGAATGGAACTGCTCCTGGATCTGATCTTGCAATATATGATAGAACAAGAGATGCAACTAGTAATCAAGTTGTGTTTTTTGATATCAGTAATATGTATTATGGTTTAACCATTAAACCTGGTACTTTTTTATTGAAAGATAGTAACTTAAGTGGTTCAATAAGTGGCAGCATCAGTATGACTATCAAAGATGATGGATATGGCAATCTATATCGTGCAGATGCTTCTGGTAGTCATGCAACCTGGTCCTCTATAGGAAATATATTTTACAATGAAGGTATCGCTGTACTAAAAATACCACAATTATATTTCTTTGGTCTTAATCAATTTCAATGTGAGTTTGAAGGCATACAAAATATTCATGTATTAACGGTTAATGGATATGCTCGACCAATGCAACTTATAACTTCAAGTTATGAACATTTTCAAAATGGAGAAATTGATGAGTTGGCAAATGAAACCGATAAACGTTACGTTTTCATATCAAACGTTTTATTACATGATGACAATTTAAATGTTATTGGTAGAACTTCTGTTGCACAACCAATTCTTAAAAGAGCCGGTGATAAAATGCTTTTTCGCATACGTATGGATTATTAATCTGAAACAACTATTTTTTATATGATTATCATCTATAAAGTTGATTTCTGATATATACCAAATCTTCTGGTTTAATGTTACCAAAACTTGATAACACGTGTGGATACATTATTGAACTAATATCATCACGATCATGTTTAAGTCCTAAAACATGACCAAATTCATGCATACATACATAATACATATCGGTTGCTAATAGTTCTTCATCAAATAAAACTAAAGAACTTCTTATATATATTGATTGTCCATATTCGATATAGTTTGTAGCTAAACCTAATATGTGATTATCATCAGTATCACGACCAAGTTCAGATTCAAAAACATATACTACATTTCTTTCTGGTTCACTAAATTGGCCATAATGAATAGTTTCTTCTAAATCTATTTCTTCCCATCTAAAAACATAGAAACCAATAATAGAATTCCATTGTTCAAGTGCAGATATAATCTGATTTTTTTTTAGCTGTTCGATATCACTATCAATGAGAATTCTTAATGGGAAAGAATCTAGATGCCAAATATTTTCTCCCTGTCTTGAGATTGTTTGGTGATTTAGGTTATAACCATAGAAGTTTAGTTCTCTTCCAGAAAATGGAGACGAGACGGTACAGCCGGATATCAAAGATTCCAGCAATAATATGCATATTAGCACATAATACTTACACATAACACACTTATAAGTATGATTTCAGATATTCAACATGACGTATCCTATATTTGTTAATAGGATCATCTCTCTTCTAATTGGTAGCGTTCCACTTATCACTTAATTGCTATTATGACTAAAACATCTACTAAGAAAACCTATAAGAAACCAAGAGCAAAGACCCGTAAGGGTCGTCGTCAAACACATTACATTACTGGTACACATATATCTCCAAAATCTATGCATCCTATTCAATATCGTTCTTCATGGGAGCTATATGTTTGCAAACATTTTGATGAAGATCCAAGGGTATTATCATATGATTATGAGCCATATAAAATAGCGTATATATCTAATTTAAAATCAGGTAGGGTGAGATTTTATATACCAGATTTTGTTGTGAATTATGCTGATGGAACACAAAAGATAATTGAAGTAAAGAGAAATTCTGCATTAAACAACAATACAGTAATAAAGAAAGCCGAAGCAGCAAGAAGATGGTGCGAAAGTCTAACAAAGAAAACAGGAAAGAAACATATGTACGAGTTATGGACAGAAATAATAATATTTCCGATACGTCAACGATTCATGCTTCTAGAGAAACAACAGGAGAAACGGGATTAAGAGAAGTTTGTGTAGCATTTGATATATCAACATCTGTAGTTGGTATATGTGTATTAGATAGTAACACTGGGGAACTAGTTAAACTAACTCATAAAAAACTCACAAAATGGGATGACGAATATGATAAGGCTGACAATTTCTTATCGGATTGGGTTGATCTCAAATGGAATGTAAAAAAAGTTTACATTGAGGAAGCGGCAAAAAAATTTACACCAGGATTTTCTTCTGCTGACACAATCATGACTCTTGGACGTTTTAATGGTATTATTTCTTACATGGTTTATAAGTGGTGGGGAATAAAACCAACTATGATCAACGTTCGTTCTGCCCGTTCAAAACTCAATATTAAAATAGATTATAAAGATAAGACTTCTTCTACAAAAGACAAAGTATTTCTTGCTGTAAGAACTATTAATCCACATTTCCCTTGGATTATCCGTGAAGCAAAGTCGGGGCAGTTTAAAGGTCAAATGATATATGATAAAGTTAATGAGGACTGTGCAGATGCGTGGGTGATTTGCCGAGGTGGAATGTTAATAAACCCCTGATTATGTCATCAACAAAGAAAAACTCTAACAAGCGTGTAGCAAACGATTATTATCCAACTCCCGGTTGGTGTGTTGATCGTCTATTGGAAGAAGTTAATATTTCTTCTGTTAAGTGGCTTGAGCCTGCGGCTGGCGATGGCGCTCTTATACGGGCTGTAGCCGCCCGTTTAGGAACTGCACCTACTTGGACTGCCATAGAGCTACAGGATAGGTTTAAAACGGATCTAGAGGCTATAGTAGACTCAAGCCGGGTTCACATAGGAAGCTTCTTAGATGTCCCATTAGTTAAAGAATATGATGTGATTATAACCAACCCACCATTTTCAAAAGCATTGGAGTTTATAAAGAAATCAATAGAGTTGGAGCCAGAGTATGTTTGCATGTTATTACGACTTAATTTCATGGGCAGTGGTGAGCGGTCTGATTTTCTCAGAAAATACACTCCAGATATATATGTTGTTCCAAACCGACCATCATTTAATGGTAAAGGAACTGACAGTATTGAATATGCTTGGTTTGTTTGGCAAAGAAAAAAGAAATTTGGAAAATCCGGAACGGGATTAATAAAGATATTAAAAGATACAGACGTTAAGATCCGAAAGAAAAAGTGATATGTATACAAGAGGTCAAGCTATTGATTTCATAGAAAAAGTTTTTGGACAGGGTTCTTTATCAAATCATGGTGCAAATATTTCAGTAACATGTCCTATGTGCCTGCAAAAAAAGGGCATATCACATAATAAACGTAAGTTAGTAATTCGAACAGATAATTTTTTACTTCATTGCTGGAGTTGTGGTTATAAATCTCGTAATTTATTGGACTTAATAAAAAATTTTCATTCCGGATATTTTGCAGAATATTTGAATCGATTTGTAGGAGTCCAACAACTAAAATCTAATAATGATGTTTTAAAAACAACAGAAATGCATTTTAAACTTCCTTCTGGTTTTCAATTGTTGGCTTTGCCAAATACAGATACAACATTAGAAGTTTCATATCGAGCAGCGATAAATTATATTTCAAATCGATTTAACATAGACACTGATGAACTTGACCCTTCTCATTTGTGGTATTGGAAGTTTGGAATATCTTTAGAAGATAAGGCTTTTGTTAACAGAATAATAATGCCTTCTTTTTCTTGTGATGGAGAATTGAATTATTTCACCGGTAGAACTTTTGTTGATATATATCCAAAATATGTTAATCCTAATGTTCAAAGAGAAGATATTATCTTCAATGAGATTAATATCAATTGGAATGAACCTCTAACAATAGTTGAAGGTCCATTTGATCTTATTAAATGTAATACAAATGCTACCTGTTTATTAGGTTCTGAGTTAACATCAGAATATAAGTTGTTTTTGATGATAGTAAAACATAAGACACCAATAATATTAGCATTAGACTCAGATGCAAAAGATAAATCATTGAAAATAGCAGAGCTATTAAGCGAATTTGATGTTTCCGTTTCATTACTTGATATTCCACAGCCTTATAATGACGTAGGAGAACTTACGCAAACACAGTTTAACTCACTTTTAGAACATGTTACACCTTTTAGTAAGGATTATTTGCTAAGGGCAAAGATATCCAAAATCCTAAAATATTGATTAAAAAATGCCGAAAATAATTCAGATAAGTGACATACATTGGCGTGGTATAGCCCGTCATAAAGAATATACAGAAAGTTTTCAGAGGCTATTTGATTCTCTACGTAGAAGAATTAAACCAGATTTGATTATTAATACTGGAGATATCTTTCATACAAAGACCCAGGGTATTACACCAGAAATCATTGAAAAGCTTTCATGGATGTTCCGTGAGTTAGCAGACATCGCTCCAACTATTACAATTCTTGGTAATCATGATGGTAATCTAACTAATAGTGACCGTCAAGATATCATATCTCCTATACATGAAGCTATTAATCATCAAGATTCTTATCTTTATAAGAAATCTGGTACATACTCTCTTCCAAGAGAAGTAAAGGGTGGTAATCGTTTTGCCCTTCATGTATATTCACCATTTGATGTAGACGGTTGGAAGAATATTAAGCCGCTTCAAGATAAGATTAATATTGCTCTATTTCATGGTTGTATATCTGGTTCTAAGACAGATATGGAATACCGTCTAGTTGATGGCGAAAGAGACGTTTCATTTTTTACTGGTATGCAATTTGTAATGCTTGGAGATATTCATAAGCAACAGTTTCTTGCATATCGTTTGGATAAGAATGGTAAAGAAAAGCCATGGATAGGGTATCCAGGTTCTCTTATTCAACAAAATTTTGGTGAATCCGAAACAAAAGGATTTCTCATTTGGGATATTAAAAATGAAAATGAATGGGATGTTCAATTTCATGAGCATGAGAATAAAGCACCATTTATTTCTGTGAATTGGGCAAATACCGTCAATAATACCTTACGTCAAATAGAAAAAACTCGAGGCGCCCGTGCTTATATTCCAGGCGCAAGATATCGAGTTATTAGTAATCAACCAATTCAGCAAGTTGAAGCTCGTCAACTTTTGAATGAGTTAAAAGAACATAAAGGTGCAGAGGAAGTTGTATTCAAATACGATCTTATAAATCGTATGGAAACAATCGAGACTAACGGACAACAGGTTCTTAAAACCAATTTACGCAATGATCCGGAGACTCTCCTTAAGCTATATAGGGAGTTTATGAAGGCACATAAGGAAAGCTACGTTCTAAATGAAGAACAGCTTGGAGAGGCTTCTAACGTCATTCGTAGCTATCTCACAAAATTGAATACTGAGGATATAGATAACGCCGTTCGTAACACCTCATGGAGTCTTAAAAAACTTAAGTTTGATAATATCTTTCGATATGGCGAAGGTAATGAAGTTAACTTTGATGGTTTAGAAGGTGTTATTGGTATCTTCGGCCCTAATAAAATTGGGAAAAGCTCAATTATTGCGGCTATTATGTATGCTCTGTTTAATACAACAGATAGAGGCCCATTAAAGGGTTCTCATATCATTAATAAAAATAAGAAGAGTTGTTATGCTGAATTAACATTTTCTGTTGGTGGCGATTTTTATCTTGTAAAAAGAGAGACAATCCGCAACATTTCAAAAAAGTCTACAAAGAAAGATGATGACAAGACGGTTACTAGTCTTAATCTCTATAAGATTGAGCAAGATGGAACTCTTATAGAAAAAAATTCCATATCACGAGATGAAACAGATAGAGAAATACGTAAGCTTGTAGGACAACCACAGGATTTCTTGTTAACTGCCCTATCAAATCAAGGTGGTATCAATAAATTTATTGAGGAAGGTGCAACGCAAAGAAAGGCTATTCTCTCACGCTTCCTTGACCTTGAGTTATTTGATAAACTCAATGTTTATGCAAAGGACGATTATTCTACATTGACAGAAAAGACCAAAAAATATATTGGTTTTGATTGGGCATCTGCTCTTAAACGTGGCCATCAAGAGATAGAGGAGATTGAAAAGAAAATTTCCGATATTAAGACGCAGCAACAAATAAACATTCAGGAGCGGGATGAACTCCGCCTATGGATGATGCAACATCAGAATGTAATGCAGACAGTATCGCTCACCCGGTTTAATGAACTGAAGAATGATATTGAATCAAAGGAAAAGACACTTGCCTATATGCTTCATCTGGATGGTGAACATGAGGATACGGTAAAGAATATTCGATCAGAGTTAGATCGTGTTAAGTATGCTCGTTCAAAATATGATATCAAGATTTTGCATGATAAGCTTGAAAAGCTTGACCGTGTTAAGTCTGACATATCTATTCTTAGACAATCCTTTGTAAAAGAAACAGAAACATTAGAACAGCAGAAAAAGTCTATTAAGCGGCTTGAAACTGTTCCTTGCGGTGATAGCTTTCCAACCTGCCGTTTCATTAAGGATAGTCATGCAGATAAGAAGCTTGTAAAGTCTCAAGAAGAGAAGGTTATAGAGCTTGGAGAGAAAATTGCAGAGCTTGATAGCATAGCCGAGCTTCTTATTCAAGAAAAGATTGCCGAAACGTTAAAGATGGATGAGCAAGCTTCCAGATTAGAGTTTGAATTAGAGACAAAGCTTAATAAAACAGTCTCAGATAAGAACGTTCGTGAGAAAGAGATTGCTCTTATTAAGTCTACTCTGGAAAACCTTGAAATAGAACGTAAGAAGTTATCAGATTTGTTAGCTTCTAATGAGCGTAAGGAATATGAAAAAAATCGTTTAATGTTAGATGTAATAATTGATCATATTGAAGCACGAGAAAGGGAAGAAAGAGATTTGCTTATTTCCCTCGGAGGCAAAAATGAAAAATTAAAACAATTAACAAAAGATCGCATTGAATGTAAAGCAGATTTAGAAAAACTTAAAATATACGAAACTGTGCAGCAAGCTTTCTCTAAAAATGGAATTCCGGCAATGGTATTAAAAACTCAATTACCAGCCATAAATATGGAATTAACTAAAATATTAGATAATATTGTAGACTTTAAAGTAAGTTTGGAAACAGATATATCTTCTAATGTAATGGATGTATACATAGAAGATGGGCACTCAAGACGGATTATTGAGTTAGCTTCTGGAATGGAAAAAATGATATGTTCTCTTGCTTTAAGAGTTGCGCTTATTAATCTTTCAAGCTTATCAAGACCAGATATTTTTATAATCGATGAAGGATGGGGCACGTTAGACCAAGATAGTTTAATAAAAGCAATGGAACTGTTAACATTATTTAAATCATATTTTAGAACAATTTTAGTTATAACGCACGTAGATCCAATAAAAGAAGTTGCAGATAAGATTATAGATATATACAACGATGGACTAGAATCAAAAGTAATGGTAATACATGATTAATAAAAATACAAGTAAAGTTCAAGTTCGAACTCCAAACAAAACTCGTAGAAGGACAGTAAGCGAAGCACCGCCGCCGACATCATCTGAAGATGAGAACAAAGAAGAAATTGAAGAGTCAGAAGACGAAACTTCAGATCCTTCTGAATTAGAAAAGCTAAAATCAAAAGTAATAAAAAAACAAGAACCAGAATCTGATACAGATTCTCCTTCTGTAAAAGAGAGTGATGCTTTTTCTGATCGTTTTCTTCTTAAGGTTGAGGGTATTGAGTCTTTTCGAGTTAAGAATGTAGAGCTACCTAAAATTATTTTTTCACAACATAAAAATATACAATCGATTAAAGAAAAAAGCACTATTATGGTATATTTCTATACCATTCCTCATGAAACAGAAGGATATCCTTGGAAAAGTTTATTTCAAGCTGCTAAAAAAAATAACATTAAATGTGCTATTGACTGGATTGATGAAAAAGAAAAGGTAGTATCTGAATGGGTATTTAATAAAGCCAGAATACAAGGATTGGATCTTGGTAATGCCGCATATGAAAAACCGGCACCAAGTGAAGGTGCCATAGAAATTTCTTATGAATCAATTAATATTGACGGAGTTGAATTCTAAACCTATAACCTATAACCCTAATAAAATAAGTTAAAATGAATAAGAACAATAATAGAAAAAATCGTAATAATTGGCGTGTTAATCCAACAGATAAGGCCCTAGAACTTTTAGGTCTTTATCAAGAAACATTATGTTTGGGATTTAGCGATGAAAATTGGACTCGAGCCACACGTATTTTAAATGATATGAGTCGTCATGTTGATCTTGAAACTCGTCACGAATTGGGTTCTGTAATGGCTCTCGCATATTCAGATCCTACAATACAGAATGTTATTGTTATTTGTGAACGAATTGCAAACAAGTTACAAACTAAAACACTTTGAATCCAAAATAATTGGTTAGAATTCAAGACCCAAGAGATATAATGTCTCTTGGGTCTTCCGTTTATGAAACAAAGAAGAAAATCTGGTCAAGATAAATTAATAAAAGATAAATGCGAGATATGTGGAGGACAAGAAGCTCTCCACATTCATCATATTATTCCTCAATGCGATCCTCGTTGTACCAATAATAATAATAACCTGGCTATAGTTTGCGCCACAGATCATTCGCTTATCCATGAAGGAAAGATAACGATTATCGGTGTATATAAAACTACTGCTGGTAGAAAGCTTATGTGGTTTAAAGATGGAGAAGAACCGCCACTACCTAAAGAGTTTTGGTTAATTAAAGAAAATCCTATGGTTGTAATGCGGGGAAACAAAAAAGGATAAGTTGTACATAATATCTTCTATATGGAAAAGAAGATAGAGAGTTTACATAACGGTAAAGTTGTAGTCGTTAAACCAATAGATCAAAGCAATATAGTTCCATTGTTCTGTAAGCTTTGTTGTTATCCCATGAAGACAATAGAAGATAGCATTTCCTATCGTAAGGTAGGAGTTTGTTCTCATTGTGATGGTAGATGGACAAATGATCGGCGTATAGATTGGAGCACAGATAAGCTTCCCAGCCAGGATTGGGATGAATGGGCCGAATATATAGAAATAAGAAGAATAAGTGCTCGTTCACCAATCACTTTCCGCTGAAAGGTCTATAATTAGAAAAAGAGGCAAAAATATGCTTGTTAAAGACTATCAAAAATTTATTAATCTCTCAAAGCTCCTAAATACAAGCTTTGGTTCTGATACTGGCAATTATAATCGTGTTTATCAAACTCAATCAGTTAAGTTTGACTTATTGGATGAAGGTGCTCTTAAAATACGTTATCTTTGCATAGTGAACTTTGGTTCCGATACAATGATGCGTGAACTTATGCGCCGTTATAGAGATGAAGCAACAAGCTTTATTGAAGCCGCCCTAAAACAAGTTAAAGAAGAATATAAAGACAAATATCCAGGTCAACCGGTTCCAAATTTTACTCTTCAAGAAGAAACTTGTAACGAAGATATAGAATATATTTCATATTACAACTATACTGGTAATCGTAAGGCATATTACCGCTTTGGTTGCCTTGTAGAAATTGACTGATGCCTGCTAAAAAAAATCTAACATTAGGAACAGTTCCAAATCGTGCCGCACAAATGAAAGAAATCATGCGCTGCGGAACAGATGCATCCTATTTCATTTCTAAATACGTTAAAATCTCCCATCCAGTTAAGGGTCCAATTCCATTTGAAACCTTCCCATATCAGGATAAGTGTTTAACTGCCTTCCAAAAACATCGTTTCGTCATTACAAACAAAAGTCGTCAGTTAGGTTTATCTACCCTATCTGCCGCCTATTCTCTTTGGATGGCTTTATTCCAGCGTGAAAAAAATATTCTTGTTATCGCTACCCGTCTTGAAGTTGCAAAGAACTTCATTAAGAAGGTTAACGGAATGTATGACAACTTGCCAAAGTGGCTTGTCATGCCTCAGATTAAAGCACGTTCTGTTAGATACCTTGAGTTCTCTAATGGTTCAAAGGTTCAAGCCGTTCCTACTGGCACCGATGCTGGTCGTTCTGAAGCTCTATCTTTATTAATCATTGACGAAGCTGCCCACGTTGATGGTATTGATGAATTGTGGCTTGGTTTGTGGCCTACCTTATCTTGTCTTGTCGGCAACACAAAAGTTTTTACCGACAAGGGAATATTTGCAATTGAAGATTTTCATAAAGGTCGTTCTATTGGAGAATATTTTGAAATTGATGGATGGCAAGTTTATGGAAAAAATGGTCTTGAACCGCTGTCTCATGGTTATGTATCTCCAGAAAGCGATACAATCAAATTAACAACCAAGCATGGATATAATGTTGAAGGAACGCTCAAGCATCCTTTGTGGGTTCTTGATGCTGCTGGCGGCTCTATGAAACAAATACAGAATATAAAGCCAGGAGATTATCTTAGAATACAAGTTGGTATGAACTGCTATGGTGATAAGAAATTAAATCCTGATTTGGCTTATATGTTGGGAGGATATTCTGCTGAAGGCTGTATAAAAAAACGAAAAAGAAATCGTTTTGGCAGAGTAGAATATTGCGGTATACAAATTACCAATTCAGATTCTGAATTTAGAGATGTTTATTTGAATAGGGCAAAACATACTATATTTGGAAAAAATTTTCATGCATACGGAAAACACCATTTAACATTATATTCTGTTGCTGTTGTAAAAAAATTACAAAATCTTGGGCTTAATATTAACGAATTATCTTACAATAAAACCGTTCCTAAGATTATATGGACAGCTAATAAGCAAACTCAGCAAAATTACTTATCTGGATTATTTGACGGAGATGGTACTGCCTACAAGGGTATTGCAAAAATTGAATTAACATCTGAGCAAATGATTAAAGATGTGCAGCTCTTACTTTTGAACATGGGATTTCATCCTAATGTTAATAAGAAAACAGCACGTAGTAATTTAACAAATACTAAATCTGCAAGAACCACTTGGGTTTTAGAGATTCCAAAGAGTGAATCTATGAAATTTGCTAAAGAAATTGGATTTAGAATTCAAAGAAAACAAAAGCAAATGCTTTCGGTAGAAAATAGAAAAGATAGTGATTTAAATCGTTGTCCAATATTACCTATACGTAAACCTTTAAACGAAATCATTCAAAAGACTGGGAAATCAAAATGGTGGTTTCATCAAAATGGTTTAAAAACAACCTTGTTGCAAGGCAACGATCATAATCGTTCTGTTAGTAACAGTTGGTTGTGTAAATTCAAATATCTTGTTTATTTAGCAAATCCATCATTGTTGCTTGATACCGGCGTTACAGAATTTTTTGACAATATAATTGGTAATTTTTTTTGGGATGCGGTAGTAGAAACCGAATCTGGAAAGGCAAAAACTTATGATTTCACAGTCCCACGCAGTCACACCTTTCTACAGAACGGTATTTTAGGTTCAAACACTGGTGGAAATGCTATTTTAATAAGTTCTCCGAGTGGAGTTGGAACTTTGTTTCATAAGATTTGGGTCGGCGCTAAAGAAGGCGAGGATGGAGAAGGCAATTCAAATCCTGGCAAGGGCAATAATAATTTCTATCGCATAGAACTCCCATGGACGGTTCATCCGGAGAGAGATCAAGCTTGGTATGAAGCTCAGAGAGCAGAGATTTTACCAGCCAAAGGTGAACGTGGAATAGCTCAGGAGCTATTATGCAAATTCGCCGCCTCCGGTGAGAACTTCCTATCTGCTGACGTTATAGAAGATATGGAGAGGCAAATAAAACAACCTATAGCCACCTATGGAGATAGAGGCGATGTATGGATTTGGAAATATGCAGAACCAAATCACAAATATATAATCAGCGGAGATGTAAGTCGTGGTGATGCCGACGACTATTCAACCCTTCATGTTATAGATACTAATGCCGATGAAGTTGTATGTGAATATCAAGGTAAATGCCCACCGGAAAGGCTAGCCGAGTTAATGATGGACTTAGGCTTTAAATACAATCAAGCCCTCTTATGCCCAGAACTTAACTCATTCGGTCTTATCGTAGCAACCGATATTAAGAAAGCGCAATATCCAAACATTTATTATGAGCGTATTCATCGTAGTAATGCTTATATGTCATATACAACGGCAGACATTGCAAATGATTTGCCTGGGTTTACTACCGGTCCAAAAAACCGTGATGAAATCTTAGCTAAACTTGAAACTGTTATCCGAACACGTAGAATGAAAATATATTCATCCAGAACCGTAGAAGAGTTTAAGACCTTTATATGGAAGAATAATAAAGCCCAAGCTATGAAAAGCTATAACGACGATTTGATTATAGCTTTAGCTATTGGTAATTCTCTATATGAAGCTGCTGGTGTTAATGCCTGGGATGACAAAGCTGTGACAATGGCAATGATAGCTGGTATGAGTAAAACAACTTCAACTATGAATAACATGGGGAATCAATTTGGTGAGCAAAACAAATATATGCCACCAATCATTACTAGTGATGGTATTAAAGAATATGCTCAAATTCAAGATATACAAAATCGTCAAGACGCAGCCAAGCATGGTGGTGTAGGTCAAGATTTCAGAAATGCATATTGGAAGCGTTGGAAATGGTTGCTTGAATAGAGAAAGTTTCTCTCTTATAAAAATATTAGTTTATATATTCAACATGTTGTAATATCATATTAATATGCATCGTTATCTACGTCTTGCAATGCAATATGCAAAAGAAAAAGATTATGATAGTCAAATCGATTATCATCTTTGCGCTATTATTGTTCGAGGTGGTTCAATCATTTCAGTAGGTTATAATAAACATAATACCAACGCATTTGTTGAACATTATACAGATATTACTCGTGGTCGTGGTCGAGATTTTTGTTTGTCAACTCATGCAGAACAAGATGCTATTCTTAAAGCTCGTGGTAAAGTTAACCTTAAAGGTTGTAAGATTTTTGTTGCTCGTAGAAAAAAATTGGATGGTAATCCTGGCATGGCCCGCCCATGTCCTATTTGTGAAAACGTTTTGTATAGCTATGGAATTCGCAAAGCATATTATACAATTAATGAACATCAGTTTGGTAAGATGTTGATTAAGCCTGACGGAGAAACGACGGATCTTGTGTTTTAATGTTACATCATTTTAGAAACGAAAAATACACATGTAAGCTATGTTTTAGCGATTTGCGGCGAACTCTTAAAGCGCCATCAAATTATGCTATGATATGTCGTTCATGTTGGCAAGCAGAGCGAAATCGATTAAGATCAAATAATAAAAGTAAAAGAAGTCGCAAATATTCCACGAGTCGAATTTCTGTTCGCTCGTGGATTAACGTTTTATATACTCATAATTGGTCATGTGCTCATTGTGGAATACGAGGACGACATAGACTTACTTTAGATCATATTATTCCTTTGAATCAAGGTGGGATTAATGATGCTAAAAACGTTCAACCTCTTTGTGTACCATGTCATGAAAAAAAAGACGGTTATAAACGTAAACCGGGATGGTGGTGGAAACGTTTAATTCGGAAAATAAAAACATTTTATAGAAGGATAAAAGCTTTTAGACTTCTGTCATAGTTATAAGAGTTATTAATATGGCTCGTAAGAAAGTAGAATATAAAATACCATATGTGAAAGAAGCTGAACGGATTCCTAATCTTCCGATCGGAAGTGTGCCGCATCAAATAACATTGTATGAAATGAGGAAGTTGAATTGGGGTCAAAAATATGAATGGCGTGTTAATGAACGTTTTGATGCCAATTTAAAATTTATTAAAATGTATTATGGCGGCAAGATACTTTGGGAAAATACAGAAACTGGTGCTCGTTATTGGATGAATCAAAGTGGTCTTGCTGCTGTTTTAAAATCTAAATCTATAATATATGGTACCGTTTTAGGAACATGGATTTTTAGAAAACATGGAACCACATATAGTATTTTTCCATATATGGAAAAAAAAGGGGGATGAAATAGATTCGATCAGGATTTGAAAATTAATTTGCATAGTAACGGGCGTTTATGACCGTTTAAAACCGTAAACAAAAGTAAGTGCAAACGATAGTTCCTATAGCTCTTACGCTCTTGCTGCTTGACAGTAAGCAATCTAGTTGATACGCCGTTTGAGGATTGATTAAGATTGTCATAAAACAAACTCGACTTTGTAAGGATAGTTCCTACTGCCAAAGTTTAAACATTGGAACCATATCATATACAACCTGCTCTTTGGTTAAGCTTATGATGGGTAATTTATTAAAGAGCTATACTATGTGACAACAAATTAATTGAATACTCTTGAGACTGCGGGGCAGTACCGCACATCTCCAATTTAACAATAATTCTGGATAAATTATATTACTTGAAATATTTCTTATATGTGATATCATGAACATATGAATCAATTTGATACCGTCGAACAGTTTGGAAATTACATTGCCGATATTTTTGTCACTCTCCGTGATCGGGGTGACGTGAAGCTTCCATGTCCCAATCCTCAACCATGGAATGAGTCGGCTTATAAACCTTCATTTGCAGCTCCGTCTGCCGCCCACGTGGTTCCCGCATGGTGTTTCCAAGCATATCCGCTGTATGAGCGACATGAGAATGTGATGCGTTTTGGTGGAATGCGAATTCTGGTCATTGTGACTGATGCCACAATGTCAGGTAAGATCGAACGTTTTGTGGTTAATCAGGTTGATGATATTGGACCGACATTGAATCGTCTCAATGATTTCCGGCTCAAGGCTCTTGTTTCTTGTAATCATCGTAATCATCGCCACGTCCGAAATCTCGGTCGTTGTTATAATGAATATCAATGCAACGATTGTGGACATGTTTTCCAAATTGATAGTGGGGATTGATGCATATTTTTTTGTTTTTTCTTTTTGCAACATGTTTGTTGGAAACCGTTAAATATGACCTCCGACGCCGTTACTGATTATCCATCGTCTCTAGAAGAAATTATTGACGATGTAAACTATAGGAAAGAGACAATCAATGCTCTTAAGAGATTCAAGCGTTTGAATCCATGGAAAGGCGATCTAGATAGTCGAATTACTAAATTCTGCAAATTGCATCTCTCTCTTTGTGAGATATACGGGATTGATGTTAAATTTCGGTGTCATCCTTCGATTTTGGAGAATAGTCATTCTGGACAGTCCAATTATAATCCGATTTCTAGAACTATTACTCTTCATGGTCGTCTTTCCGTACTTACGTTTTTGCATGAATGGGGTCATGCCCTCAAGGGTAGAAGTGAACGAGAGGCATGTCGTTGGAGCGTCAATCTTTTTCGTCGAGTGTTTCCCAATAATTTTGAACGGCTAAGAAATAATGCACGTGGTCATTTCTTGAGCGGTTAATATATAATATATATCTTTTTACGATCCGGCTATATTTAAGCCGGATTTTTGTTTTAGGAGATTATATGAAAAAAATGTCGATTGCTATAATAATGTTTTTGTTATTTGGCAATACAATGCATAATCACTGTGAAAATGTGCAAGATACAGTATATGCATTAGAACCAGAAACAGTATCTTGTATTGATTCAATCAATATGTGTGTCGATGAAAGTTTCTATGAAACAGAAACACAAAATCAATTAGCTATATCAATTAATAGAGACATACAGCTAGCTCTGTCACGTATTTGTATAAGTGAATCCGGATTTCAAGTTCGAACAAATGATTGCAATATGATATATCATGCATTAAGAACTCGAAGTGATAGCGGAGAAATAACTATGGGAATAATGAGAGCATATGCTCCAAAATCCTTTGATTTAGAACGTACAGACAATCATCGGTGGATTGCACATTTACGTTCAGATTTTCGAGAACCACGTGGTTGGAGAGAAGTTGCATCAATTTCATGGTCTACAAGACGTGAAGGATTCCGGCAAGTTTATGAACATGTTGGAATGTTATTGAGAACACGTCCAGAAAATCCTTGCGGTGTACGTATTGACCATTGGGGTGCAAGATATTTTCGTAGAAATAGACATATCAGAAATGGATGGACACCTATAGAATGTGGTGAAACATTAAATCAATTTTGGAGTTTACCAGATTAATTAAACATATGTCGGTAACTCTATTGAAAGTTTTAAAACATCCAGGATTAAATCTTGCAATAAACGTATTCATGATGTTGTTTCAATTTGTAATGGCGGCTAATCAGTATCTTCAAGGAGATATTACAGCCGCCTTTACTTTTTTAATCTCAGGGTTTAGTTGCTCCACAGCAGTTATTTACTGGATATTAATTTGGTGGGCATCTAAAAAATAGTTTACAAACCGAAATTACCTTGCTATATTCTATACATTGATGGCCCCATAGATTAATTGGCTAAATCACCGCCCTTTCAAGGCGTGAGACTACGGGATCATACCCCGTTGGGGTCATTAAATGCTATATCTCATTTCAATCGTGTTAATGTCATTAACTTTTCCATTTGCTTGGGGAGGTTATTTTCTTTTGCAATCTAAACATCAATTGATCCGATTGATAGGGTTTTTTCTGCTTTATCCGTTTTGCGTTGTTTCTATGCTGGGATTCAAGGACTGAAAAATACTTTAAACCTTATACATATAATGATATTATAGTCATATGTCCAATAAGCGTAAACAAAATGAGCCTAAGCGGCGGTCTGCCATCACTGAATTCATGATCCTTCATATGAAGGGTGACGTTATGCGTGATCGGCGTCGTCGTCGAGAAAAGGCGAAGAAGTATGAATACCGAATTTTGGAGAATTGGTAGTGTCTTCAAAAATCGGTCATATCGATCAGATACCAGGCGGTAAACGTTTTTGGAAAGTGGGCCGAGCATATATGCTCCGTTATGCAAAAACGCTTTACGCATTTCAATTAGATTTGATTGAAAGCAAAAAATCATTTCATCGTCGTCGGAATATTCGTTGGATTGATTCATCATATACGTCAGTTTTTAATCCGTTAAACAACGGAAATCATATCAATAATAAGATTGATAAAAATACGGTTTTTATTTTGCTACGGCCACCTCTGTATCAAACTCTTCTTCCCCATAAAGAAGATAAAGGGCTTCCATCTCAGTTATATTTTCATTATCAAATTAAGGTTCTTTGTGGAGAAAAAACTGGCTGGTTTGCATTCCCAGCTAACGTAAGTCCTCGTACAATCTGTAAACCAATCATATAAAGAAAGAAAAAATGGCCCGCAAAAAGAATATATTGCCTTTTGTTATTGAACGTTCTAAAACGTTAGACGAACTCATTAATAGCTCAAAGTTCAGTAATAAAACAACTCTTGAAAAGATTGACACTCTCAACAAATTTCGTTATAAGAATTATTATTCATATAATTCTTATGGATTTAACAATTTGATTGAAGACCAATATTGTCAGAATATTGTATTTAATCATGTTTTTGATGAAAGTGGTATACCTGCCAAGCCTCTTTATTTTTTCAAAGATAATATAACGCATCAATATATGGTCAAGTATGCAGTAGATGCTGCAAATTCTGAGCTTTTAACTGATATTCAAAAGCCAGCGATACCATATTCGCCTCATGGTAATAATTATGCTATTAGACCTATCGAGATATGGTTAAGAGCCGATGCTAATCGATGGAATTGTAATGAACGGCATATGAAATTGCTTAAGATACTTAAGCAACAATATGCAAATGCATGGCTTGAACTAAAGCGTCGTAAAGTGGCAGAGTTGAAGAGATCTCTCGATGTAGATAGCATTAATGATTATGTTGCCGCTCGAAAAGCAGAAAAGACTCAAGCCATTATGGATATCGCAATGGCGATTAGTTCTTTGACTGCAAAACTGGAGACATTCCGTAATCGTATTGGTAACATTTCTTCTGCAATGGAAGCAAATAAGCTTTTTAGTGAAGCAGAGAACACTTTCTATACGCTAAGAAATGTACATAATCGTAATTTGCGTCGTCTTAATGATAAGACTCGTATTCCTGGTGGTGCCAAGACTAAAAAAGTAATTGAAAATAAGAAATGAGGAGATATCTATGGAAGATCGATCAATGATGATTATTGTTGGTGTTGCATTTTTTGTTACCGTCGCTACTGCTTACTTCATAGGTTAATTTAGTTTAAACATAAAAATATATCTGATATATCATTGAGATATTGGGCCTTGGGACTGCATAGGGTGGTCGTCTGTTTTGCACACAGAAGCTCAGGTGGGAGCATTACCCACAAGGTCCAATATTGAAAACAGAGAAAGATTCTATCCCTACGATTAATGAACCGGTCATCATTTAAATAAAGGTTCGATATATATGGGATAAAAGGAACCGTAAGTATTTATTACCATTATCCAGAAATTAATGGATAATCAAAATAGGTTATAAAGAAAAGCATATATATGCAAGTCGGTTATATAATGTTATCCTTAACATGATGATTAAGGAGGTTCAGAAGCGACCTGAATTGCCCACTAAAGTTATGACATTCCTTTCATGATATAAATGGGAGAAAAAGCCCCTTCTCGGGAAAGAGAACGCAGATAGTAGCGTTAAGCGAGCAAAATCCACTTCTTATGTTTAGAGGGATCTCGTAACTATCATTTTTATGAACTCAGTATAAAATATGTGCGATATATGATATGCTGGGTTTATATTGGCAGATAGGATAATTGGTAATCCAAATATGTTTTCTTCTAACTGATATATAATATTTGCTGTGACTCCGTATATCTTAACACATGAAAGATAGTGCATTATTGTCTTCACAATCAGAAAAAGTAAAGCTATGGCGATTTAATACAAAAAAAAGAATTGTTGAATCGATGGGTGGCAAGTGTCAAATTTGCGGATATGATCGTTGTTTATCAAACTTAGCTTTGCACCATAAAGATCCAACTAAAAAAGATTTTAGTTTAGGTGGCGTAAGAGCAAATCCTAAATCTTGGAATAAAATCACAGAAGAATTGAGAAAATGCGTTTTATTATGCCATATATGTCATACTGAGATACATGAAAATATAATTTCATTACCAGAAAATATTTCTTCATTTAATGAAGAATATGCAAATTATAAGAGAAATAATTTATTTCTTGATAAATGTCTAGTTTGTGAAGGTTTAAAACCAAAACAACAAAAAACATGTTCAGTTCAATGTGGAGGTAAATTAGCTAGAAAGATCGATTGGGACAATGTTGATTTACCTCAGTTGTTGGAAAAACTATCCATAGTAAAAATAGCAGAGAAGTTAGGTTGTTCAGATGTTGCTATACATAAGAGGTTAAAAAAGTTAAACTTAAAATAGTTTATTAGATTAGTATTCCATTTTAGCTCAGTTGGTAGAGCGTTCGGCTGTCAGTTAGCAGCTTCATTAAGAAATTTATGAATGAAAAATTGCCCAAATTCGGGGAACTCTTAACAGGTAAAGCTGATGACAATCCCGAGCCAAGCCCAAAAGGAAGGTGTAGAGACTAGAGGGGCAATACCCTAACGAGAAAGACGAGGGTAATGGTATAGTCCAGACCACAAACCGAAAGGGTAGTGAAAACTATAGTGGCAAAGTAACCGAATGGTCCCTGGTTCGAGTCCAGGAAATGGAGTTTGACGTGTCATATAAGCTGTATGGCTAATAAGGTTGGTTTCCTTATGAATGAAGCGGAGTAGCTTCCGTAAAAAAAGCCCCAAAGCCTGGAAGGCTCGTTGTGATAGCAGCGCAGTAGACACCGATGGAGGGAACGAGCCCCTTTGATATCAGGACTACACTATCTCTTTTTAAGCCCGATGTGCACAGCATCGGGCTTTTTATTTTTACAAATAATTGTGCATATGTCATAATAGCCACATGACATATAACAAAGAAACATTAGCGGCAGATTGGCAAACAAATCCAAGATGGAAGGGTGTTACACGTCCATATACACCAGAAGACGTTTTAAAACTTCGTGGTAAAGTTTTGGTGGAACATACATTAGCCCGCCTTGGAGCAACAAAACTTTGGCAACGTTTAAATAATCAAGAATATGTTGCTGCTCTTGGTGCTCTTACTGGAAATCAAGCAATTCAAGAAGTAGCAGCCGGATTAGAAGCAATCTATCTAAGCGGTTGGCAAGTAGCAGCAGATGCAAACCTAGCTGGTCATATGTATCCAGACCAATCTCTCTATCCAATAGATAGCGTACCAGCAGTTATTAAAAAAATTAATAATGCTCTCCTACGTTGTGAACAGATCGATAGCGTTAATGGAGATAATAGTAAAGATTGGATGCAACCTATAGTAGCCGATGCAGAAGCAGGATTTGGTGGCAATTTAAATGCTTATGAGTTAATGAAAATGATGATTGAAGCTGGTGCTGCCGGTGTTCATTTTGAAGATCAATTATCTAGTGCAAAGAAATGTGGTCATTTAGGTGGTAAAGTTCTTGTGCCTACGAGCGAAGCAATTGCAAAACTTATTGCTGCAAGATTAGCTGCTGACGTATCCAATGTTCCAACTCTTATTATTGCTAGAACAGATGGTGAAGCCGCAAATCTTATAACAAGTGATATTGATGAAAGAGATCGTTCATTCCTTACCGGAGAAAGAACGGCAGAAGGTTTTTATCGTGTACATAATGGATTACAACAATGCATAGCTCGTGGATTGGCATATGCGCCTTATTCTGACCTTCTATGGATGGAAACAAGTAAACCTGATTTAAACGTCGCCAGAGCCTTTGCAGAGGGCATTCATAATGTATATCCAGATAAGCTACTTGCTTATAACTGTTCTCCAAGCTTTAATTGGTCTAAGTATCTTGATCGTGGTCAGATGCTTACATTCCGTGAAGAGTTAGCGGCTATGGGATATCGTTTCCAGTTTATTACTCTTGCAGGTTTTCATTCTCTTAATACTTCAATGTTTGAGTTGAGTCAGAATTATAAGCGAAATGGAATGGCAGGTTTTTCTGAATTGCAACAAAAAGAGTTTGAAATGCAGGCTCAAGGTTTTCGAGCAATTAAACATCAAAGCTTTGTAGGAACTGGATATTTCGATTATATTCAGAACACTGTGCAAAACGGTGCATCAACGGTAGCATTGAAAGATAGTACAGAGGCAGAACAATTTTGATTAAAAACCAAATAATCGCTTTATCTGGTGGATTTGATATTATTCATCCTGGCCATATTCGTATGATTAAGGGTGCTCAAAATTTTGGACGTGTATTAATCATTTTAAATAGTGATTCGTGGTTAATGAAGAAAAAAGGTCTTGTGATGATGCCTTGGCATGAACGCAAAGAAATTTTATTAGCTATTAAGGGTATTGATTTTGTTGAATCAGTTGATGATCATGATGGTACAGTATGCGAAGCCTTAAAAAGATTAAAACCAAATATATTTGGTAATGGAGGTATACGAGGGCAAAAAAATACACCAGAACGGCAATTATGTAATGAATTGGGAATTGCATGTGTTTGGGGTATCGGAGGCGGCGAACAAGATGTTTATAGCAACGATATCTTAGAAAAAATATATTCTGCTAAACGACCCAATATTTAATGAATATGAAGTTATTAAAGGAATATATACGACTAATTGTTGAAAATGTTATATTAGAGTTGGGAACTATAGGCACCACTAGCACTACATCATTAAGATCAAGTATGTCTACAGTATCATCAACTAGATCAACAGGAACAAAAGCTTCTGAATCAACATTAGGAACTGGCAGTAGTGCAGATAAACAATCTGATACGGAAGATTCAATTTCAAATATTGAAGATGCTGTAAAATCAAACTCTGAAACCATTGCAAACAATCAAAAAGCTGTTAATACTGCTGCAAATAAAATGGCGGTTCAAACAAATAATATGATATCATCCACAGCAAAAACTGCTGATGGATTAAGTTCTGCATCTGCTGCTACAAAAGACTTAACAAAACCTGAACAAAGTCGAGATGATGTTGTTAACAATATTGATCGTCAATCAAAAGGGTTTGATAACGCAGCCTCTGGTGTCAAAGCTACAGAGAATGAATTACGAAAAACATTAACAACCTTGCAAGGGCTACAAGGTGCTACCAAAACAAAATGATAACATTTGAAAATAGCCGAAAATATTTGCCATTGAAAATAGCATTAGTAATATGGGTTTTATATAATATATGCATATTATACTATAATGTTTTTAAATGACATTAGAGAAGTCTTACAGACTTACATTGATCAATGATTAATTAATCATATGAACAATATTGTTTTCTCAGAAGGTGCAGAAGATATGAGTTTTATTGATCGTCTATAATATATAAATTCATGACCCGCCCTAAAAAAGAAAAAACAAATAATAAAAATATAACCGAAGAACGTCCATGGGGACATTTTGAAGTTATTTTAGATTGCTCAAATCACAAAATAAAAAAGTTATATATTAAAAAAGGTTGTTGTTTGAGTTTACAATCTCATGAACAACGTAACGAATATTGGATTGTTGTTAGTGGTTTTGGAAGAGTTCAATTAGATGATATGGAACGTCATTTAGGTGTTGGTGGTCATATTTTAGTTCCAAAAAAACAAAAACATAGAATCTGGGCCGCTGTTGATATGGAATTAATTGAAATTCAAATGGGCGTTTGTGACGAAAAAGATATTATTAGATATGAAGATGATTACGGTAGGATTTAAACAAAAATAACTTTCTGAATTATCTTATTAGAGCGGGTTGGAGAAGTAGTAACTCGTTGCGCTCATAACGCAAAGAACATAGGTGCAAATCCTATACCCGCAAGTATAAATCTCATAAATCCCCCATAAAATAAGGGAATTAAATACCTTTAAAAAATGTGATACGTCTGTTATTCTGTTATACATGATGATGAATCGGACGTTTGGTGTGGAGATCGAGTGCATCGGGATTTCGAGGTCGGCGGCTCATGCTGCTATCACGGCAGCAGGTTTCGCTTGCGAGATCGAAGGCTATAATCACATAACACGGACCCATTGGAAGATCGTGACCGATGGTTCGGTGCGTGATAACCGTGGCAATCCTGGCATCGAGGTCGTTTCGCCTGTGCTTCGTGGGCTCGACGGGCTTAATCAGCTCCGCACGGTCGCAGCGGCTCTTTCGGCTGCGGGCGCAACGGCTAATAAGACCTGCGGGCTTCATGTGCACGTCGGCGCTGCGGATCTCACGATCAATGAGATCAAGATGATCGTCAAGCGTTATGAGTCTTTCGAGAACGTGATCGACAGCTACATGCCGGTGAGCCGTCGTGCGAACAATAACACGTATCTTAAGAGCATGGCGGATTGGAGCCGTTCTTACGGCACGCAGCTAGCGGCTTGCAGCACGTCGTCTGATATCCTGAGCCGTTCGTGGGATCGCTACTACAAGGTTAACCTCGCTGCCTACGTTCGGCAGAACACCATTGAATTCCGTCAGCACAGCGGCACGGTGAGCCCGGAGAAGATCGGAAATTGGGTTCTTTTCGTTCTTAACTTCGTCGAGACTAGTCGATCGCTTGTTACCTCTGCAATCCCTGCGGTGGCGGCGCCTGCTCGGCCTCGTCGTGGTCGCCCGGCTGGTCGTCCGAGTGTTCGGGATCGTCGCCTCTTCAAGATGCTTCATGCGATGTATGATTACAGTCAGACCGGTACCGGTGAGCGGTCCACCATCGCCTATCTTTCGCAGGTTTCGGGTTACGCCGAGGCGAGCATCCCGGCTTGCATTTCGGAGATCCGTAGCAAATGGGGTGTGCGTATCCGTAAGGCTCGCTGGAATGGCACCTACACTACGTCGGTGAGCATCATTCGTTTGACCGAGATTGAGAATTCTCTCAACAATGGCACCGTTCGCCCGGCTCGGCCCGCTAGCCCGGCTTCCTTCATGCCTACGGTTGGCTCGGATGATTTCGCTCTCCGTGGTCTTCCTGCAACGGTTGTGAGTTATTTCAACGAGCGTGCTGCGGATCTTGGGGCGTGATGAATAACTATCATTTCTTTCATTGGACTATCCCGGCTCGTAATAACGAAGAATTCGTGGAGCGATTGTGGATTACGAGCCACGCAGATACCGGATCGCTTAAGCAGTATATGGAGGAAGTGGCAGAAAGGGCGTATAAGGCTTACGGGGCATTTATTCGAACTACTAACGTTAATATTTTTGTTAATGATATGGTTAGGGAGGGATGCCTTCGTATTGAGCCGATTGTGACAAATTGAGGAGTAAGATGGAACGGCATCGAGTTTTTGTTTATGGTAGTTTGAAGCGTGGATTTCATAATAATCGTTTTCTTACTGAGAGCCGGTTTATTGGTGAGCGGCTAACTGAAGATGAAACGTTTGTCATGCATTCCCTTGGTGGTTTCCCAGGAGTGCTTATAAGCTTTAATACTGGAGAGTGTGCTGCTGTCCAGGGTGAGCTATATGAAGTCGATGAAAGAACTCTAGCTCGTTTGGATATGTTGGAAAGTAACGGTCATTTCTATAATCGAGAGCTAGTTGATCTTCGTGAGGAAAATGATCCTGCTTGGATGTATATATTGATGGGTATGACTGGTACGCCGATGCATCCTATTTGCGAAGAGGAACGTTTTTACTATCGTTGGTGATTAAAAATGTATCGAGCCGGAATATTGTTTTTTTGTTTGTTTTTGTCAGCTTGTTATATCAACTGCGGCACAAATGCAAATCGAGATGCATATTTTTGTTTGGTTATCAATGATACCGGTGCTACTCTTGATTTGTGTTTGAATGATCAATGTAGTTATTTCACCAGTGAATAAATAGTTTATATCAAACAACAAATTTGTTATATTTATATAGAGCTAAAGATAATCTGGGCGTAGACGAGGAAGCCTTCTAAGCTTTTATCCGTAAATGGATCTGAAAATGCTGGTTCGATTCCAGCCGCTCAGGTACGATAATTAACATAATCGTAACATAGTAACATAGTAACAGGAAGAAAAAATAAATGACGGATCGTATGGAAATGGTTGGAGTTATTTTGGAACATTCACGGGATATCTTTCGAGTAGGAATTGAAGGTACTGAACAGATTGTAACAGCAAAGCTTTCTGGTAAGATGCGTCTCAATAAGATTGATTTGCAGGTTGGAGATCGTGTAAAGATTGAAGTGTCGCCTTATGACATGAGTATGGGTAGAATCGTGTTTAGAATTAACAGTGCCAGGGATATTTACTCAGTGAGAGACGAAAATACAAATGTCAATTCTGCCCGCCGACGAGAAAAGCGAACCAATCAACGTTTCCAGTCAGACGAAGACTGAACCAAAGATATTTTATATCGTCCTAAGAACTTTGTTATCGTATAAAGAGCGGCTTCAATTTGAAGATGCTCTTTATTCTTGTAGAGCATCAATACAAGACGTAACATATAACTTCAATAAAAAAACAACAAAGTATAAGTTATACACTGAACAGCATAGTGCTTTTTTGCTTAAGTTTAAGCAAACAGAACATTATACGGATATCGAATTGATATATGTCACTCGCCCCTGATCTTTCCGAGTTTACCCGTGATGAGATTTGTGATGCACTGGATGAAGTACGTCAACCGGTAAGTATTGCAATCTATGGTTCAAAGAACGAATTCAATATTGGTGGTATGATCAGAACCGCCCATAACTTTCTCGTACAAGAAATTCATCTTATTGAGGTAGAATGGTTCTATGAGAAGGGCGCTCTTTCTACCTTGAAATATGAAAAGCGTAATCTAAAGCGATGGGCTACGTTAAGCAGTTTCATATCGGCAACCGATTCTAGACCTATTGTTTCTTTTGAACGGCGCAATAATATTTCCAGTCAAGATATTAGATTTTTTCATTATCCAAAAAATCCTATATTGTTTTTTGGTAGTGAAAAAAATGGAGTACCAGATGAAATCTTGAATGTTTCACATAGTATTGTCACTATTCCTATTCTTGGACTAAATAACGATCATAATGTATCAACGTCATGTGGCATTGCTCTTTATGATTGGTTTGCAAAAAACTCACGTGGTTAGAATATTTCTCTCCTAATTAAATTGGAGTGAGATATGAATGACGGTGAGATATGAATGAACAAAACCCGGATTTCTGGGAGTGGGTTAAAAACAAAATTAAGGAAAGGGAAAAGGAAAACGAGCCTTTATATGTTGAAATACATCCTCCTTTGCCTCCACCATCTCCTTCTTCTGAAAAACAAGAGAACGTAATAGACAATCTTTATGAAGATATAAACGATGATATTGTGATAGATATCTTAAAATCTAAGAAAGCCATCTCTTTTCGGGATGGCTTTCTTTTTATCAATAATTAAATGAAGTTATGAGTTTTGCTAATCTAACCAGGAAAGAAGCTGTTACTCTGCTGAAAAAAGTGCAGGATATTGCGGCATTGCTCAAAGATATTCATGAAATTATTGAATCGGAAAATGTTGATCCTAGTGATCCAGAGGATAATGTTATCCAGATTGTTCCTCATGTGGTTCAACAATTTGCAAAAAATCAAAAAATAACCATGAACGTTATTAATATAGTGACGTTATATGAAAATTGGACCCAACAATTATATGGGGCTACAATAACAAACAAAGGTCATATGAAAAATAAAGTTATTCGTCGTCATATTACGGAAGCTTATGATATATGTAAAAGTATCGAAAACGTTTTAAAACGTTTGGTGGAGAATAATTAGGACGAAAAGGATATATCATGTCTATATTAAAGATAGAAGATTTGTTTATGACATATGGAGACTCCAAATATGCTGAACTTGGAGTTTTTATTGATTTATTAAGAGCTTTATCGATGATGCATCACACACATCATTGGCAAACACATGGCCCTCAATTTTATGGAGATCATTTATTATATCAAAGACTTTATGAGTTAGCCGATGGACATATTGATCTTGTAGGCGAGAAAGCAGTGGGTTTAGGTTCTTCGGATTTAGTTTTACCGAAACATTCTTTAGAAAATATGCGTCGTTATATAGAGGCGATTGAAGATAGTGATATACTTGATGCACCGGCTCTTAAAATGGCAAAACGATCTCTCCTTGCAGAGAAATCGTTTATTACAGCCGGGGAACGTATGATGGATCAACTTAAAAGCAAAGGTTTATTAACCCGTGGTGTTGAACAAATGTTAGGAACGATATTGGATGAACATGAAGGTGTTGTTTATTTACTTAAACAACGCATTTCTGGAGCTTGATCATCTTAAAACGTCACCAGAAACAATTTTGATATGTTCTGACGGAAACCAGCCTAGCTGTTGATAATAATCTAACATTACTGGAAACATGTTAACAAAATCATTTGTCCCGCCTAATGATGCGATGGCGGCATTATTTTGTAGATGTAAAAGTTGTGTTTTATGAATTTTAAGTGGTGGTCCTTGAATAACTCCAGTAGTACCAGCTTTAACTCCACCTAATCTTTGAAACTCATATGAACCATCATAACTTTCTTTGAGTTGACCATTTTGTAATTTTGTTGGTGCATATACTGGTAGGACTTCATCTGCTTGGGTATGTAACATACCTGATGTAATTTGAACTCTATCGCCTTTCATATTATTTCTCCTCTTCATTTACTATAACTGAATTACAAGATAACGTTAATCCAATAACGCTTACTGCGTGTTCTAGTGCATATCTGGTTACTTTAACCGGGTCTATAATGCCTTCCGCTACTAAATCACCATATGTGCCCTTAGCAGCGTTATAGCCAAAACGTCTATCATTTTTTCTGGTATCAATCTTTGTCTTAAATTGTTTTACAGCCGCAACCAAATCTTCTACATCAGCATTTTCTGTATCTACATAAAAAACTTTATGTCCAGTAAGATTGGTCTTTAATCTTTGTTTAACAACATCAGGTGAAGCACCTGTATTGCTTACAATTGTATTTAGGGGATATTCACAAACATTAGCAATGATCTCCATACCAGCCATTTCATCTTGTGAAGTATTTACAGATTGTTTAAGAGCTATCTGTTCACGGAGATGATTAGCGGCATAATAAAGAGCAGTGCCACCCCCAGGAACAATACCTTCTTGTGTAGCTGCCAATGTCGCATTTACTGCATCCTCCACTCTATCTTTCTTTTCCAATATTTCTACTTCTGTTGAGCCGCCAACCTTAATAATAGCTACACCACCAGAGAGCCTAGCAAGCCTTTTACGGTATTTGTCTACATGAAGGGCGTCAAGGGTCTTATCTTCCGCTAGAGAGGTTCTAAGAGCCCGTATACGGTCTTCTAGGGCTGTTTTACGTTCACTATCTAGATCGCTAATGATTGTAGTTGTATTACGCCCTATAATAACCTTTTTGGCAGAACCAAGATGATTAAGGCTAGCTTTTTTAAGAGTTATATCTGTAGTGGCGTTGAATATTGTACCACCAGTTAATGTCTGAATGTCTGAGAGAATATCAGCCCGATGTTCACCATAGCTTGGAGCTTTAATAGCACAAACTTTAACAACTCCCTTAGTCTTGTTAACGATAAGAGTATGAAGTGCTTCGCCTTCTACATCATCTGCAATAATCAATAATGGACGGGACGTTTTAAGACCACCCTCTAATAATCCTATAATATCCTGTATAGAAGATATCTTATTAGGTGTCATTAAAACGTATGGATTCTCAAGTTCACAGGTAGCACGTTCAGAGTTTGTAATAAAGAATGGTGAAACATAGCCAGTATCTAACTGCATACCTTCAACGATATCAAGGGTAGTTTCTACGCTTTTAGCAGGTTCTACTGTAATGATGCCGTCATTACCTACACGTTCTATTGCAGTAGCGAGTAGATCACCGATAGAACGATCACCATTAGCAGAGATTGTTCCAACATTAACAATATCCTCTCTTGATGAAATAGGTATAGAATTCTGTCTAAGAAACTTGATAACGATTTCGGAAGCATTATCCATACCTTTCTTAATATCAATCGCAGAACGCCCTGTTGATATCATCTTAAGACCTTCTGTGAAGATAGCATGACCTAATACAACACTAGACGACGTACCATCTCCAGCACGCTCATTTGTTTTTGATGCAACTTCTTTAAGGAGTTCAGCTCCCATAGATTGAAGTTTATCTTTAAGATTTATAGATTTAGCTACGGTTACACCATCTTTTGTGATTAATGGAGGTCCGGTTTCCATGTCGATTATTACGGAATGTCCAGATGGACCCATCGTAGAAGCTACGGCATTAGCTAATATTGTAGCTCCTTTATATAGTTCTTCATGAGCCTTGGGGAAAAAAACAACTCTTTGATTTGGAGATTGATTATTCATGTTCTAATGTTTACCTTTACTACCTGACCATCTGGAAGCTGAATTTCTTCTTGTTCCACAATATCTGTTGATGTCTTTTGTTCATCAGACAGAGCTGCTAAAAGCTTATTACGAACTTCTTTGCTTGTTTGTGCATGAGATAATCCGGATTTTTTCTTGATATCTTGTAACATTGATGTTTCTTCCTCAATTAAAGTATCCGGATCAATTTTATCTTGAGTTGCACTTTGTTGCACTAATTTAGGCTTGTTCCCATACCAAATTTCTGCTCTTTTCTGAGCATCTACAATAATACCATTAACAAATGCTTCTAATCTTTGTTTTAAAACGTTTTCTACTTCTAGAAGTGTTTCATAAAGTTCTCCATCTAGACGTTTTGAATCAATTATTTTTTCTTTACCAGTTGGTCCAACAGAAACTTTCCATGAAACTTCATTACCTTCTAGTTTTTTTACAGTCATTTCTTCAACAACTATTGCTGGAATGATCTTTTGTGCCTTATTTGAAAGCACATAAATAATCTGACCTATTTTTAACGTACTGTTTTCTCCAAGTGGCATATTATTCTCACTTACGAATCGCTTTCATCATATCTTCTGTTAAAACCAAAACAACATCTTGTTCGCCAGTTTTACGTTCATAAGCCGAGAGATCAAGATTTTGAAGATGAGCACGCAGTTTCGCATTATTAACGTGACCACCATAATTTTCATAAAGATATATCAATTTCTCAACAACATTTGGATGTAATTTCATTGCATTTTCTCCTTTGTCTTTTTTTCAAGTTCTTTTGTTACTAATGCTTGTTTTTCTTGTTTATCTCTTTCGGCTTCATCTTTAACGATAGAAACTTGGAACATTACTTTGTCCATTATTTTTTGACCTTCTTGTTTAGCTACTTGAAGCGGTTTCATTCCAAGTGCTACTCTTATTTGATCATTTAATTCTGGAGATAATCTATCTTTAAGATATTCCATATCTACATACTTGTGTGGTATCTGATCTACGATGGCCACTTCTCGACCTCGGGCATCAGGTTCTGTCTCTCCGGTATGCTTATATTCAAATATAAACAATACAGGTGGCATTTGTCCTTCTTTGGGTACTTCAATATAGGGCATTGAAATACCCCGATCATTTTTGCCAGATGGTTCTTCATAAAGAATAACCGGCAATTGCGGTTGCTTATTAGTTGTTTTTACGGTACTCATATGTTCTTTCTATATTTCAGATACTTTCATGTTCAGACAAAATATCAACAAAAGTATCAAAAGTATCTTTATACGATACCTTCTTCTTAATCTTAACTGTTCTCATAGCTGCCTGTAATGTTTTTACATCAAGACGATCGCTATACTCCTCTACCAATTCTTTTTGGCTTTCTTTTAGAAGAGTAATCTCATTTTCTATATTCTTAAAACGATCAACAAATTCAACGACGAGAGCTGTTAATTCATTAATCTCATCGGGTTGTCGTTCTGCTCCATCTAATGCCATATATATCACTCCTTTTTGAAAAGAGGATAATAGTAAGTTTTTTATTTGGATGAAAAAACAGAAAACTGTCTACATGGCATCAATTTGTTTTTTACCAGACGTAACTACAGATTTAAGAATCATTGGATTAATTTTTTCTAATTCATCAAGTTGTTTCGTGTACGCTTTTTTAAGAGTATTTTTTAAAAGCTTTTCAAGTTCACTAACTACTTTAGGATCTTCAACTAATTCTTTTTTTTGTTCAGGATCCGTAATTCCTTTTTCATTAAAGAATTTATCTATTTCTTGTTGATAATTTGTTTTTATATAGTTCATATCAAACTTATTGATTGCAGATTTTGCTGCATTTACAATATTAGTAGCCAATATTTGTTGCCCAGCTTTTGCAATTGGACTGTTATTCATTTTTTGTTGCGATTGAGAACTTGATATATGGCGACGTAATTTATCCAATGCATTACTAATTCCTGATATATGTGCAAGACCATCGGGAGTTGTCAAATATGCATCTATTTGTTTTTGTGCTGATAAATTTGGTTTTATAGACTGTTCTTCTAATCTCTGACCTTGTACTTCATTAATGATGTCATGAAGTTCGCCTTGTGTTAAATTAGGAAAATCTTGACGTAAGTTATTTAGGATTCTAGATTCTACCGCTGCACGGTCAGTATAATTTTTTGGATTTAATCCAATACGTGTTGTCAAATCTTCAAATATATTAGTTATTTGATTTCCAATGCTTTCTGTAACATTATCTTTTCCAACTAATACATGAAACATTTCCAATGAAGCTTTTAATGACTTTTTGATAATTTCAGAACCAATAACTGCTCCCGGAGCGGCAACAAAAAATGCAAAATTAAAATCCGGATTTTCAAATATTTCATTGTTTTTTTTTAATACTTCTGCATATTCGCCATCAATTTTTTCTAATTGATTTTCTATAACGGCCCGTTCTTGTTCGGCCATATCAATGATATTATCAAATTTACTTGATTTTAAAAATACGGGCATTAAATACCAAAATAGACTTTTAGCTAATATTTTGGATTCTCCAAATGTTTTAGTTGCTAAACGTTTAATTCCATATGCCGCTGTTTTAAATGCGTTGTGTATTGCATCTAAACCTAATAAACGAGCAAAATCAGATTTGGTTAAGAATGTTGCTATATTAGATGATGGAGCGCCAGGTTCTGCATAACCACCTACCATAATACCGGCATCATCATAACCACCATAATAATCACCATCTTGTTCCAAGAGTTTTTTTGATAATTGAAGATTTATAAATTCTCTCAAGAGAGCACGGTCACGAATCTTTTTTATTTTTTCTTTTGAGTTCTGCATTCTTTTGTCTCTCTTTATTATATTTCTTCAAACCCCAGCCTCGGCGGTGTCTTACCCAATTAGGATTGTGTATAACGTTATCTGGTATTTTTAAATCTTGACCCGTCTCACTCTTCCAATATTCTATCACAAGTTTTTCAAAATCATTTAAGGAATGTTTCTTTGTTGCATAATGTCTGCGAGAAAAATAATGACGATATTCATTTGTTAATAACCACATTATTTCTTTTTTAACTGCCAACCAATTGTCTGTACCAGTGGCATATTGCATTACATAATTAATAGCTTCCCAAATCTTATCCGGAATATCATTTATTTCTTTCATCTTTATCCTATAATTAGTTGTGGAACCCTACCAATTAGAAGAGGCTATACATGGAAAGTGCTCGTAAAACAATTGGACTTATTGCTGGAGGCTTTAAGCCTTTCACGGCAGGTCATTATAATTTAGTTAAAAAAGCTTCAAGTGAATGTGATCAAGTTAAACTTTTTGTTTCTATGGGTGATCGCAAACGTGAAGGTGAACTGCCTCTTACTTGGGCACAGATGGAACCTATATGGAATGAATATTTGGTACCAGCTATTACAAAGCTTGGAAATATAGATGTCATATATACCAAAACACCTATTCGTTCTATTATGGATATCCTTATTGATGCTAACGCCGACGCAAACAATTATAACAGTTATTATGTCTATTCAGATCCAGAAGATGCTGTTAAAAACTATAGTAAAGAAAAACAAATGAAATATTGGCCTCGTCTTGTAGAGAATGATCAATTTGAACTTAAAATGATTGATCGTGGGGAGACGGGTGGTATTTCCGGAACTGTTATGCGTAAGGCATTAGCTAAAGGCACAAAAGCTAATATGAAAGCTTTTATAGCAGGATTACCAGAACCAGTTAGACTTTATGGTCCAGTTATATATAATATGTTAAAAGCTTGATTTCAGAGTTTTGTTTTTTTATTTTGGATTGACACGTTTGCGTTTCTCATGAGCATTACATCCAACATTCGCTTAAGGCTTCCTGGGTCATCTGCCGTAAAAGGTGATTGTCCTTTTGTTTTAAGGCGAGCTTGAACTCTAATTCCACCACCAACAACTTCTACACCTGATGCCAACATCTTTGCACCTGATCTTGCGGATCTAATTTCGATATCGATATTTCCTTGCAATTGTGGAATTGGGAGATTTGCTGGATTCCCAGCTAAATAGAAAAGTCCTGCGCCGCCGATTTGTATATAAAATATGCCTTTTTTAGCGTAGTGTTTTGAAATAAAATCTACCGTATTTTTGATTTTTACATTCACAAGTAACTTTTTATACGCTGCTTCTTCCCATGCATCTTTTGTGCAAGACATTGGAAAACCAGAAACTTTGGAATTAATTGCTTTTGGTCTTTTTTTAGAAATAAATGATATTAGTTTGTTCAATTCGGAAGCTTTTGATGCAATTGCCGCCACTAGCAAATCTTCTGTTTCAGGTTCCATACTTTTAACTAACTTTATACCTTTTGAACCAAAACGAACGCTTGAACCGCCCATTTGTGCATTGTTATCTAATTTTACTTCAATATTGAAAACTTCATCATTGATCTTAATATCTGCATCTGCTGCCGCAGCACTTGCTCCAGCTCCAGTTGTTATATTACCTGTCAGCCCAGCTAATCTAATTGCTTTTAAAACTTTATTTTCATAATCGAATCCGCCAATATTGCTACTTTCGCTAATTTGACTTGAATCTTGCTCTACTTCGACAGATGCATTAATTGTCTTTTCAATTTCATCCTTCAATGAATCAATTATTTTTTGATCGTGAGGAGTTATTGATTCTTCTCTTGGCTGCTCAGAATTTTTATTTGAAGAATTATCCGGACTATCTGAATCTGAAATATTTTTATTTTCTATTTCAAATAATTCGTTTAGAAGATTTTCTAAATTTGACTTTTTATTCACTTTGGACACTCCACTCATTTTCACTCAATAATTACAATCACGAAGAGGTAATTTACATTGGCCAATCGAAATGATCCATTTTTTTCCAGACTAACCAAATTGTTCCGGTCTGGACCCGCAATCCAACGTCGTGTTAAAGGATATGATTATAAAAGCTATTACGATAATCAATTAGTCCGTGGTAACTTAGGTTATCGTGGTCCATTTCCGTTTGGTCGTGAAAGTTCCCCTTTCTCTGTTCTCGGAGCCTATGGCATTCTTGACCGTATGGCTCGTTATTCTGAATTCGCAGAAATGGAATATCAGCCAGAAATTGCTGCTGCTTTAAATATATTCGCTGATGAAACAGCAGCCGGTGATGAAAAGGGTAAAGCTTTTCACTTATTTTCTAAAAATCCGGAAGTAAAAAAAGCTCTTGAAGAACTCTTCTATGATATCCTCAATATAGACTTTAATCTTCGTCCATGGATACGCAATTTAGTCAAATATGGAGATTTCTTCCTCTATAATGAAGTTATTCCAGATATCGGTATTGTTAACGTCCAACCAATTCCTGTAAATGAGTTAGAACGAGAAGAAGGTTTTGATCAATACGATCCATATGCTGTTCGTTATAAGTGGCTTACAAGAGGAAATAGATACCTTGAGAACTGGCAAATAACACATATGCGTGTTCTTGGTAATGATTTATTCTTGCCATACGGGACATGTCATGAAAAAACAACTAAAATTCTAACTGAAGATGGTCTGAAGGAAATTCAGCACATTAAGGTTGGCGATAGAGTTGTTTCTTTTGATTTACAATCACAGCAAAAAGTCGTATCACCGGTTCTTGGTGTAAAGAATTCTGGATTTAAACCATGTTTTGAAATAAGAACAAAACATAACTTCTTAAGAACATCTAAGGAACATCAAATTTTGATTTGGGATGCCTCAAAGGATTCTTTTGATTATAAGAGCGCCGGAGATTTAAGAGTTGGAGATATGTTGATAATCAACACAACTCACAGCGCAAAGGAAACAAACGTTTCTATCGACAGGTCTAGACCTAATGAAAAGAACAAAAATGGATACTGGAATAGTTCCAGATATATACCAGAGAATGTTACTCCGGAATTTGCTCGTCTATTTGGCTTTTTACTTGGTGATGGATGGATTTCTGGAAATCAAGTATGTTTTGCAAATGGAGTGGACGATAAGCAAAATATTTTTTATGCGTCTCTTCTTGAGAAGTTTACCGGTAAGAAACCAAATACTTCGATTAATCAAGGATCTCAGACGGTTGCTTCCTCTAAGATGTTAACAATAATTCTTCAAAGAATGGGATTCGCAGGGAAAGCTACAACAAAAAGAATTCCATCCTGGGTTTATGCAACATCTGCCGAGTGTCGTAAGGCATTCTTGCAGGGTATGCATGATGCAGATGGTAGTTCTTATGTTGACAAGTGGAAATGTGAGCGCCATTGCTTTGAATTGTCAAACTATGAATTGATTAAGGATCTTAAAACCTTGGCGCAGACGCTTGGATATAAGACCGGTAAGATAACCAAAAGAAAGTCAAGAAATGTAAAAGGTAGAATTGTTGAAAACGGAATTTTAAGAGAATTTAAGCAAATTAGTCCTTCTTACATGTTCTATTGGTTTGAATCCCAAAATAAGCAAATCAAGAAATGGAGCTCGCCTTCAAAGAAGAGTGATTATTATATTACCGAACCAATAGTAGCTATTGAATCTGTTGGCTCACATGAGACATATGACATATATGTTCAGGACAGTAATCATAACTTCTATGCAAACGGAATTGTAACACACAACTCTCTCCTCGAGCCTGCCAGAAGAATTTGGCGCCAGTTAATGATGATGGAAGACAGCATGTTAGTTTACCGTGTTGTTCGCTCACCCGAACGTCGTGTTTTCTATATTGATGTTGGTAACGTAGCGCCGAATGATGTTCCGTCATATATGGAAGCTGTTAAGCAAACTATGCGCTCAAGAGACGTTGTTGACAGAACAAATGGTAGAATGGATCAAAGGTATAATCCATTAAGCATTGACGAAGACTATTTCATTCCGGTTCGTGGTGGTCAAACTGGAACAAAGATTGAAACTCTTGCTGGTGGTCAAAACGCTACAGCAGTTGACGACATAAAATATCTTCAACAGAAGCTATTTGCAGCTATTCAAGTTCCAAAGCCTTATCTCAATTTTGACGAAAATCTTTGTCTTGTTGGTACAACAAAAATTTCTATGTTGGACGGCACTGAATCAACCATTGAGGAGATAGTTAAATCTTTTTCTGAAAAGAAAGAGATGTGGACGTACTCAATTGATACAAATTCTGGTGCAGTAGTTCCAGGTAAAATTATCAACGCTTGGAAGACTAAAGAAGTTAATGAGTATTATAAAGTCACTATAGATAACGGTGAAGTAATTGAATGTACAGGAAATCATCCTTTCTTGTTAAGAAATGGCGAATATGTAAGAGCGGATAGTCTCAAGCCGGATATGTCACTTATGCCAGTATATCGTAAACTCTCCTCGAAAACTTCTGGAGACAAGCTAGATGGATATGAGATGTTATATGATAACCAGGCTAATAAGTGGAGATATACACATCAAGTAGTTGTTGATGCACTAGGGGAGCAATCAAAATGCGATAAATCTTTCTTAGAGGAGGGAAAGACTGTAGTGCATCATGCAGATTTTAATAAACGAAATAATATGCCTGATAATCTTATTCGTATGGGTTTCAAGGCGCATGGTCAACTTCACGGTGCTCTAGCAAAGAAAAACCTTTTGACAATAGAAAACCGAGAAAAGATTGCTGGAATGTGGCGTAACCCTGATTCTACGTTGCGAAAAAATCATATGGATGGCGTTTTAGCTTCTTGGAAATCTGCTAATTCTGTTTTCCGGAAACAGGCAATTGCGGAAACAAATCGAAGATTGCACAAAGTTGAGAAGATGCACAAAAGACTTAGCGACCTTCGTTCTATTGGATTTATGTCTGGTCAGGAGGCTCCGAACTATAAAAAAAATCCTGACATAAAAGCAGTTCAGCAAATTATATTTGCTGGCACGTATATGCCTGTTGCGATATGTAAACAACTAAGTTGTTCGATGCGTGGTCTTAAAGATGTTGTTAAGCAAGCTGGGTATAAGAATCTGCAAAGTTTTATTCAACAAACCATTGATCAATCTGTTATCAAACTTCCACCACTTAAAAGATATCGTATATTTGTTGATTTAGAAGAACTGGCGAACATTGCAGCAACTTCTAAAACAAGGACTGAATTCTATATTAAGTCCAATATTTCAAGAGAAACTTTTGAGAGGCATTGCAGAAAAAAAGGAATCATTCCTAATGAGTGGTTCACTCTAAACTTAAACAAATATAACCATAAAGTTATTGCCGTTGAAATGATAAAGACCGTCACACCAATTCCGGTGTATGATATTACAGTTGAAAAATGGTCCAATTTCTTACTTTCCGCAGGCGTGGTTGTACACAATTCTGCCAAGGCTTCTCTTGCCCAACAGGACGTTCGTTTCTCAAGAACAATTTCGGTTCTCCAGAGAGTTATCTTGAGCGAATTAAATAAAATGGCTATGATTCATCTCTATTCAAAAGGATTTGATGGAGAGGATCTAATAGCGTTTGAATTAAAATTAAGTAATCCATCAACTGTAGCAATGCAGCAAAAATTAGAGGCAATGAATACTAAGTTTGATATTGCTGGCAAAGCCAAAGAAACAAAACTGGTTGATCAAGATTGGATTCAAAAGAAGCTTCTCGATCTTACGGATGATGACATTATTAAGATTGAAGCTGGTATTCGTAGAGATAAAATTCGTGAAGTTGAAATTGAGGCAATTGCTATAAAAGAAAATTTACCAGAAAAAAATACAACAACCGGGCCATTTGATCCAAGCAATTATGTAATGGCTGGTGCTGATGTAAAAAAGAATCCGCCATTAGGTGAACCTGTTGGTGGAAATGCAAATACTCCAATTCAACCCAAAAATATTTCAAATGATATGCAGGCGGTTGCTACCAGTGGCGTATCAATAGCTGGGCAACCTTCTGCTTCACCGGATGCAGAATCATCTGGATTGCCAATTAAGGCAACACCATTTCTTTCCGCCGCTCAACACAACAAACGTAGAAGAGTTGGTATGGGTGGACGCAATAATTTGGCCATGCCAGATTTTAAAGACATGTTATCTGGAACAAATAAGAATTTAACAGATATCAATGATAAAGAAACATTAAACTTGAAATCGCAGTTTACGACTATATCAGAAGATATTGATTTGGATTATAAGCCACCGCCAGTTATATCTAGAGATATCAAAAATCTAATGAATAAACTTGACATATATTTTGAAAAAAATGGTGGTCGTAGAAACAAGAAAATTTTGACCGAAGCCGATGTTAACTTAAGTAACTTGAGTGAAGAAAATATATTTGAAATGGAAACAGTCGATGATGAAATCGTTATTAATTCCTACAATCAGTCTGAAAACAAAGATATCTTAAAAGAAGAACAAGAAGAAGAAAATCAAAATAACGATTTCGACCTTAGTATTCTGGAATGAAAAGTTTTTTTATCCGGACTAATCCTATTTATATCAGGAATTGACCTATAAAAGAGAATGGGTAATTTGAGATGGATTATAAACACAACAAAAAACGTAACATTGGTTTAATAAGTGAATTTTTTTCACGTTATATTGCTGAAGCATTTATTGATGGCCGGAATGAAGATGTCCTTCGTGCCCGAAAACTTTGGGAAAAACATGTACATCCAAAGTCTGCAATATATGAAGAACTTCATACATTTAATGCATTATACGAGAGCAATTTAAAGTCTAGAGAACTAGCTTTTTCATTATTGGAACGTGCAAAGATAATTTGCAAAAATCAATCTCAAAAACAATTAGATGAAGAAAAAAATAATTTAATCAGTGAAATAGGGCTCGTATTAGGAGATAAAAAGTTTTTTGAACGCACAATTCCAGAGTATAAATCTTATGCATCTATTCAAGTATTAATGAATGCGTGGAGAGGCATCGGATTTAAAGGAACTCTATCGGAAATGGTTCAATTAGAAGAAATGATACTTGAACATGTATTGACACCTAAGTCTCAATTACTATTTGATGCATCTCAGATTACTACAACAGAAGTCGATAATCTTGTGATTAAACTAATGACAGAAAAGTTTAATGCAAAATATAATGGACTTTTAAATGAAGCTCAGAAGCAAATCGTTAATCTTTATATGTTAGAACATAACAATCAAGATAATCAACTTCGGTTAGTTAACTTACTTGAAAAGTTGAAAACTGAAACATTAAAATTGATGAAATCTAAAGTTATTCTAGAAGCACTTGATAAAAATAATTCAAATAATCTAGATAAAGTTATAACTTTACTTGAAAACAGCGATTTAAACAAAATTAATGATGAGACAGTTACATTTTATATGTCAATTGCAAAACTTAAAGAAGAAATGGAAAATAGAGTATGAAATTCTTGAAAGAATATAAAGAATTTAATTACGAAATAATCAAAGAAGAAGTTGGTGAAGGTCGCCCTTCTAAATTATTTGTGAAGGGAATAATTCAACGTGCTGATACGTTAAATCAAAATGGTCGTATATATCCACGTGATATTCTTTTCAAAGAAGTAGAAAGCTATCGTAAAGTTGTTCAAGAACGTCGGGCAATGGGAGAGCTTGATCACGCAGATGATCCTGTTGTTAATCTTAAAAATGTTTCCCATCTTATTACAGATATCTGGGCAGATGATGAAGTTGTTTATGGAAAGATCGAAATCCTTCCAACTCCAATGGGTAATATTGCTCGTAATCTTATTGAAAGCAATGTCAAGATTGGTATCTCATCTCGTGCTCTTGGTTCTGTAAGAAGCCGAGGAGACGCAGATATCGTTCAAGATGATCTCCACCTTATTTGCTGGGATCTAGTCTCTGAGCCCTCCACACCCAATGCCTATCTCATGAAAGAAGCTAAAGACGTTGATCCAAGAATTCTAAACAAAATATTTTCTAAAAACGATAGAATTGGGCGTATTTTGAATGATATTTTATACTCTAAAAAAGAAAAATGACATATGAAAATGACAAAAACAGATTTTAAGGGTTTGATAAAAGAATGCATTCGTGAGTTAATTAAAGAAGGTGCATTTAACGAAGTTGCTAACGTTGTTTTAGAAAACGCTGGGGCTGGTCCTAAAACAAGTATTAGAGTTGCAGCTTCTGATATGGTAAGTAAATCTAATAAAAATCCTGTTGATGTAGCTCGTGCACGTGCTGCTGCTGCACGTATGGCCGGATATGATGATTTCATGCCAGAAGGCGATTCAACATCATATGGTAGTCAAGCTGCTCCAAATGTAAATCATGAACTTAAAAAGCTTATTGAAGCTACATCTACTCAAATGAGTAAAGGTGACAATAAGATGGCAAATGCATATGCGGCAATATTGGCAGACACAGCTATTAATACTCTTCCACAACAAATGGCACAAGATCCATCAAGAAATGGTGGTTATAGTGCATTTGCCGCTGCTGGTATGCAAGGAGCACAAGAAAAGGTTGCTCCACAAGATTTAGAAGCAATAGCTCCATCTGGAGATGTGAGTCATTGGGCTAAATTAGCTTTTGGAAAAATAAATAAATAAATCTGAAAGTAACTAGTTATATTTGCATCATATTTAATGATGCAGATAAGGAATTAGTTTATGCCATCAGCAAGAAGACAAATAATGGTTCAACCACCCGCCGACAGAATGACAGGCGGTCCTGGTCGTTCAGATATCATAGTATTACAAAATGCATTTCCGGGTTCTCCTGTATATTCTGGTGAATTAACGGATTCAACTGTAATAGAACAATTTAACAATGTTGTTAACGTCGGAGAGCCTGTTGCTGGTAAAATTGCTGGTGATGATGGTGGTCATACTTTTGGTACGGTTGATTTGGATTATAGAGCTGCGCCAAATCTTGAAGATGTGGAAGTTGGTGGTGGAGGAAAACCCGGTTCACCATATGCTCCAAATATAGCATCACCTCCAACTGGACAAAATCCAGCAGACATTCCTGAATCTGGCGTCGAAGCAACCGAACGTGCACGAGGCTCTGGTGGAGCATTCTCTGGTGATGGATTGGCATCACCAAACAACACATCAAATGTAATTTCACGTCAAACATTAGGGAGTTTGCGTCGAGGTACTTCAACACCAACATGATCATTATCAAAGGATTAAACAATGAGTGATTTATATAAAGAAGCGTTAGCTGATGCTGCAAAAATTAGAGAAATAGCCGAGCAAGATGCTCGTAATACTATTCTCGAAAAAATATCTCCTTATATTAAACAGATGATTGCAAAAGAATCTTCTAGCTTCTTATTAACAGAACAAGAAGAATTAGCTATGAATATGAGTTCAGAGCCAGATACAACTTTGCCATCTGAAACTCCAATTGTTCCATCCGATGAATCTAATCTTGCTAATGTCTCTATGCCAGATGCTAGCGGGAAAATAACATTAAGTTTTGATGATTTATTTGCAAAGACCGGCGAAGATATTATAAATCCAACAGATGTTTCTGCTGGTTCATCAACCGAAATAACAACTGCAACCCCAGATGTGTCTCAAGCTCCTCCAGCAGTTGAGCCGGTTTCGACAACAATGTCTCCAGAAACACCCTCTGAGGCACCGACAATGACACCAGTTGCTTCATCACCCGCCGCAGGTCCAGTTCCAGCTTCAGAAACTGTATCAACTCCTGAAGCAACTGAGGAACCATTGCCAACACCAGCTCCGCTAGCCGAAATGAAATCATTAAAACAATTCGAGCGTCAAATTGCTGAGATGGCAGTTAAAATTGATCGTATGTATAATACAAACGTTTCGGCTCTTACGCAAGATGCCTATAAAACAAAGCTTTTTTCACTATTAGAGCAGCTTGATAAACTTGCTGCGAACAAGGCAATAACGCCAAGACAAGCCCAATTGAACGAAAATAGATTAGAATTTTTGTTCTTGCATTTGAAAGAAGCAAATCAGAATAATAGTTATAAAACAAAGGATAAGGACACAACTATGACAACTCTCAAAGAATTCGCAGCAAAACTTTTCGAAAGCGCAGATGAAGAACGTCTTGGTCAAGACAGCAAGTCTTCTGGAGAAACTGGAGTTCCAGTTCATAAGAAGGCAACAGACCATGCACAAAAAGTAGACGGCGTTCAAGCTGATTTATTTAGTGGCGGTAGCAAGACAGTAGAAGCTCGCCATGCCGCCGCTGGATCTGTAGATGCAGAAGCAATTACAGATAAGCCAGAAGAAGGTGCATGGGAAGAAGCTCTTATGGAAGAGGTAGAAGCCGCACTTCGTGATGAACTTGATGCACACGAAGAACGTCCAGAAGAAGTACCAGCCAGCGTTAAAGATTCTGGTTATTTTGAAATTAGCGAAGCTGCATTGCGTGAAGCCGTCGCCAAACTTCGTAAAGAGTCTGCAAATAAAAAAGCTAAACTAAAAGAACAAGATGAATCAGCTATGGGTGAAGAGTCTATGGATGAAGATATGGTTCTTTCTGTTGAACTTCCAGACGAAGTTGAAGAACAACTTGCAGATGAAGACCTTGAAGTAGATGTTATGTTTTCTGGCGACGAAGAAGAAGACATGGGCGCCGAAGAAGAAGCAGTTGAACTAGACATGTCTGGCGAAGAAGACATGGGTTCTTCAGAAGAAGAAATGCTTCTTACTGACGAAGAAGAAGAGGGCGAAATGGATGAAATGGCGATGAAGCCCATGATGGAGTCTCGTCGTGTTCATAAGGCTCTCCTTGAAGCCCGCACTCGTGAAGTTAAGGCACGTCGTCTTGCAGAAGCAAAGCGTGCAGAGACTGCCACACTTAAGAAGGAAATGGCAGAAACAAACCTTTTCCTCTCCAAGCTTGTATATCTAAACAAGTTCCTTGTGAGAGAAGACCTTAGCCGCAAGGTTAAGCAGCAAATCGTAGAACATCTTGATCGTGCAACAACAATTGCAGAAGCTAAAGATATCTACGGAAAGATTGTTAAAAAGCTTGATGAAGCAGCAGCAGCGCAAACTGCTCCTGTAGTTGGTTCGGCATCAAAGCCAACGACTGCTGGCAGCGCACGTCTCAATGAGAGCGTATCTCGAGCTGCAACATCGGATGGTTCCGGAGAACCCGTAATCGGAACGTTTGAGAAATGGCAGATCCTAGCTAACATCAAGAAAAATGGTTGATTAAAAAGCCGAATTGAAAAATAAAACTATACAGGAGTATAAAATGAAGTCTTTTACATTATCACAATTAGCTGAAGGCGTACACCGTCGATCCCTCGGTGCTGACGCTCCACGTCTATTAAAGAAGTGGCAAGCAACTGGCCTTTTAGAAGGTCTTAAGGGTGTTTCCAAGGACAACATGGCTCGTCTTCTTGAGAACCAAGCAGCCGAGCTTCTTAAAGAAACCGCAAATTCACTTTCAACAGGTGGTGCATCTCTTGCTTCCTCTGGTCAAGTAGTTGGTTTCACAAATGTTGCCTTCCCAATCGTTCGTAGAGTATTCGCTGGTCTTATTGCTAACGAGATCGTTTCCGTTCAGCCAATGAGCCTTCCAGCCGGTTTACTTTTCTACCTCGATTATACATATGGTAATAACGTTGGTGGTGGCGCTGGTGTAAACCTTTCATCCGGTGCAACAACATCAACTTATACAGATGGTCAATCAGTATATAATAATCCACGTGGCGCTGGAGTCCGTTCCGGTTCTCTTGCTACCGGTGGCATGTATGATCTAGTAGGCAATGCTTATTCTAAAGTTCACCGCACATTCCTAAATCTTTCTGCTTCAAATGCAGATATAGGTGCATGGGGTGCAGCAGGTACAACATGGACAGCAGCAGATACAGTTGCAACAGCCGCTGAATTCGTTGGATTCAATGCACGTTATGTAAACTATGACGGCAAAGTTGAAAATGATCTTACAGACGGCGTATTAGATTACTGCTTCATGTTCGTTACTACCGCTCAGATTAGTGCTGTATGCACAGGTGCAGACCTTACAAATCTTGATCAAATCGCTATTACCGGCTTCCCAACAGCTAACGGCGTTGCAGCATGGGGCGAGCAATATCAAGGTGGTACTGGCGTATTGAATCTTCGTAAGCTCAATCGTCGTGGTAACTGGAATGGTTCTGTATTTACACCAGATCCACTCAATGGCTCCCATGTATTGTTCGTTCTTCGTATCAACAATACCGGTGCAGTTCCAGCAGTCGGTACCGCAGCAGTCACCGGTTCCGCAGCAATCTCTGATTCACAAACAGTTAACTCTGATGGCGCATCCCTTACAATCCCATCCTTTGAGTCTGATTTTGGCGTAAATCCAGCTTCTCCAGTTATTCCAGAAGTTGATATCCGTATCGAATCAACCTCAGTAACTGCAACAACCCGTAAGCTCCGTGCTCGCTGGTCACCAGAAATGGCTCAAGACCTTACAGCCTTCTACTCAATCGATATCGAAGTTGAACTTACAAATATTCTCTCTGAGATGATTACACTCGAAATCGATCGTGAAATCCTTAATGACCTTCTTACACAAGCTGGCGCCGCTAACCTTTATTGGTCACGTGCCCCAGGCAAGATTGTTAATAAGTTCACAGGTGCAGAGGCTCTACAGTCATCCACTCTATCCCCAGGACCAATGGCATTCACCAACGTCCAAGAGTGGTATCAGACCCTTATTGAGACAATCTCTGATGTTGCCAACACCATCTACAAGAAGACCCTTCGTGGTTCTGCAAACTTCATCGTCACATCACCTGATGTTTGCACCATCCTTGAGCATCTTGTAACATACAAGCCAGCTTATCGCCTTGACTCTGATGGTCAAGTTCGTGACAGCATGACTGTAGGCGCAGAATCAGTAGGCACCCTCAATAACCGTTACACAGTTTACAAGGATCCATATTTCCCAGCTAACAAGATTCTTGTTGGTCTTAAGGGCAATACCTTCCTTGAGAGCGGTTATATCTACGCTCCATACGTTCCACTAATCCTTACACCAGTAATTTATGCACAAGACGATTTCACGCCCAGAAAAGGAGTGATGACCCGCTATGGCAAGAGAATGGTTCGTAACGACTTCTACGGAACTGTTACCGTCCTTGATCTCTCACTAATCTGAGAAATACCCCTATAAAATAGGGACTTGAGAAGGGGCAGCAGAAATGCTGCCCCTTTTCTTTTTTATTTTATCAAGTTATACAAACCTGTAATGACACGGTAATATATGTCATGAGAGGTTTTTACATGGAAAAAAACGATTGTAAGATATGCAGAGAGAGCTTTGAGACATTGAAAGGATTATCAACTCATCTGCAATACAAGCACAAGCTTACATCAGAACAATATACTATAGATTATCTATATGAAGGTAAACGACCATATTGTAAGTCGTGTTCGGAATATACAAGATATGTATCCTTTTCTTTTAAAGAATATTGTAAAGAACATGTTAAAGAAGCCTGTTCTGTTGCTGGAAAAACTGGTGGTAAAGTTAAGAAAACATGGAACAAAGGATTGACAAAAGAAAATGATATTCGAATATACAATCAATCTTTAGCAGTTGCGGGTTCTTCAAATCATTTTTATGGTCGTAAACATACCGAATTTACTAAAAAAATAATTTCTAAATTAAAAACAATATCAGAAGAAGAATTCAATAAAAGAATTGAGTTGCGATCAAAAGAGTTTTATTGTTTATCAGATTATCAATCATATACAAATAGACAACATACAAAATTAAAATTGGAATGTGTCAAATGTTTTGGTAAACAAGAAAAGACATTACAAGCTTATGAACGTGGCGGGTTGTGTATATTTTGTTATCCTTTCATGGTTTCAAAAGATGAGATCCAGGTTGGGAACTATGTAGAAAGTTTAGGCTATCAAATTAAACGTAATAATAGAACTCTTATCTCTCCAAAAGAATTAGATATAGTAGTTTTAGATAAGAATTTTGCCATTGAATATAATGGATTATATTGGCATGATGTAGAAAAAGTTGGAAAAACGCATCATCAAGAAAAAACAAAGAAATGCAAAGAAATAAATTATTCTCTTTTTCATGTTTTTTCTGACGAATGGGAAAGCAAATCTGATATTGTAAAATCGATGATATCTAGTAGATTAAGATCCGGTAACATATCAAATATTGATGCGAGGAAATGTTCTATAGTGGAATTAAAGCCTCAATCTGCTCATAAGTTTTTTGATTGTTCGCATATATCCGGGAATGTACCTGCTAGCAAGTATTTTGGATTAGAATACAATGGAGATATTGTAGCGGCTATGTCATGGAGAGTTCCTCAACAAAAGAAGAAATGGATTAAGAGCAATCCGGATGTAATTGAGATAGCGAGATATGCTAACAAGTTGTATACGAATGTACGTGGTGGTTTTAGTAGGTTATTAAAGCATTCTATAGATGCTTGGTTAATTCCGGAAACTGGATATAGAAGAATAATAAGCTATTGTGATTTAAGATTTGGATATGGAAATGTTTATCTTCAGTCTGGGTTTTCTTGTGTGAAAGAAGATACAGGGATCAATTATTGGTATACTGATGGTAAAATTAGATATCCCCGCTTTAAATTTCGTGCTACAAAAGATAAAACCGAAAAAGAGGTAGCAGAAGAAAATAAAGTTTGGAAAGTATTTGGTTGCAGCAATAATCTATATGAGCTCAAATTATAGCATGGGAAAATTACATAAAATAATACATAATGGAAACTATATTCCTTGCCTGTTAGATGAACGATTGTTGCTTATTAAAGCCGAGTTCTTAAACCCCTTATAAAATAAGGATTTAGAGAAGGGTGGCAGAAATGTCACCCTTCTTTTTTTATCCATATATTGCATATACAAACCTGTAATGAACTAGGTAAAATTTACAATATTCTATAAGAATGTTGATATAGACTATATTCATGAATATTCAATATAATTTCATAATATATTGAGCTAATCTTATGTAAGGAACATATATTTGCGAGGTTCATAATATGAAATATATTTGTTGTGTGTTAATAGGATTAAGTGCCATGATATATGGCTGTAGTTGTTCTCAAGAAACCCATATGAGAGTTCCAGATGCAATATCGGTAGAAACTGATAGTGGAATGACTCAAATGCCACCTACATGTATAGAAGGTAGAGAAGCTCCAAATGATCCATTAAATTGTGGACGTTGTGGAAATGAATGTCCCTATTTTACTACTGATCGATGTAATGTCGATCAATGTATGTGTGGTGTTTCTCCACCATGCGATGCTGCAACGGAAGAATGTAGGTTTGGAGTTTGTAGACCGGTTGATGAAAATGGAAGAATATGTGAATTTGATCGGGAATGTGGTGCACCCGAGAGTGGGTTTGGATGTATTCTTGGTCATTGTTCACGAATTGAATGCACTCCAGAAATATGTGATTCCATTGATAATGATTGCGATGGTAATATCGATGGTGACATGCGAGGCCCTGTTGCTCGATATTGTTATGATGTTGATATTCCAGCAACTGAACCAATAACATTTCCATGTCGGCGTGGTGTTCAAGTATGTTCATATGGTGAATGGCAACCATGTGAAGGTTCTATTTCTCCTATAAATGAACAAGGTTTGTTTGCTTGTGACGGCGTTGATAATAATTGTGATGGATGTATTGATGGCTCAGTTAATTCCGTTGGTTCATGTGAGTCTGCCGTTAATACAGATTTTGATATTGTCTTTGTAATTGATACCTCTGGTAGTATGTCAGAAGAAATTGGTGCCATCGTAAATGTAATACGTACTTTTTCGGATATGTTTTCTAGCAACCCAAATTTCAGATTTGGTATTGTGCAAGCTCCGGAACCTAGATATGTTCCAGGAACCGGCCCGAGAGTGTCATATTCCAGAGTGCTTTTACCGTTGTCTAGTTATGACACTTTTATTTTTTCATTTGTATTAGAAAACTTAAGAGGTGCAATTGCTTCAGAACCAACTTGGGATGTAATTTGGGAAATTGGTAATGGAACATTAGATGTTGGATGGAGAGCAGCATCTTCTAGAATAATAATACTATTTACAGACGAAGAAGGACAAAGTTACAGGCCAACATATGTCACGGAAACTGATATGTGCAGTCAACTAACTAATGGTGAAGCTTTCTATTATTTTGTGTTACCAGAGAATAGAGAAGATTGGGATTTGTGTGGACGGTACTTTGAATTAAGTACCGATGAAGAAAGAGTATTGGCAAACCTAGAAACTGTTGTTTCTGATCCATGTTCACCATAACATATTCAATATGGGTAATTTATATAAAATAAAACGTTCTACTCGTTACCATCCGTTTGACGTACCTGCTCCATATGGTTTTCTTATAAAGAAAATAGAACATATGGGGTGGGCCAGCGTATGTTATGATGATTTAAATCAAATTAATAAAAGAGAATATTATCCGGAATTAGAAGAATATATTTTCCTTGAACCTAATTCTGTTGTATTGCAATTAGATGAAACAGTTAATGGAAAAGAACTCGAACGTTTTAGTAAAACGGTTAAGGGAAAGTATGTTCCAGATGGAAACTATATTCCCTGTTTGTTAGATGAAAGAATAATGCTTATCAAATCAGAGTTCTTAAAACCCTTATAAAATAGCCGCAAATATTTGTTTATATCTTTTATTTAATGTGATATTATTAATGTATGACTAGTAGTATTAATACTCCGCATCATCGTTTGAATAATTCCACCGGTTTCGAGGTATTCTCAAAACAACAGAATACTGTTAGCTCTTTTGGTATTGATGGAAAATATCAATTTAAATGGTCTGCATCGATAGGTGCAAATCTATGGTATCCAGATTATACAATTTCGATTTCTGTTGATGGTGGTGTAAATTGGCACGAGGAGCATAGTGTTTGGTCTATTTATAATTGGGCACGGTCAAATCTAGCTGAATTTGGCATTGGTTATCATGACGATAGTTCGCCGTTGCATAAGGCTATCATTGAAGCTCGTAATATTTATAATAAGAACCGACGTAGGGAGCTTGCTAAGGAGCGTAGGAAGGCTTTTAATGCCCTTTCTGACGAGGATAAGATTCGTATTCGGCAGGAACGTGCAGAGGCTTGGACAAAGCGTAAGGAGCGTGCAGCGGAGCGTAAGGCAGAACTTACAGCACGCATTATGAATCAGATGCTTGAACTTGGACCGGAGCTTGTCCGTCTTCGGGAAGATATTGATCGTGCTCTTGCGCTTATGGCTCAGGGCGGTGTTGATCGTGCATTTCCTTATTATCATAGTCGGCGGCGGTATATTCGTAATACTAAGTGGACAGTGGCTGACATTCAGCGTCATATTGAGAAGGCGCACGCTCGTAAGATCAAGTAAGTGATGCATAATGAATGATTTTAAAGTAGGACAAATGATTCGATTGACTCGTCCCGAGGCAAGCTGTTCGGGAGAATATTATGATGTTTCTGTTTTTATTCAGACTGAGAGTAAGACTGAGCACAAGCTATATCCTATCAACACGATTGGAATGATTATTGAACAGGGTTATGGGTATAATCCCGGCGTCTATCAAATTTTGATTGGTGAAGTTATGGCAATTGTATCCGATAGCTTTATTAAGCATTTTGAACCGGATGAAGTTATATTTAATGATTATGATAATGAAAGAGATAATGCATAAATGGCGGCGGTATGCTAATAACGTATCTGCCCGATTAGCTGGACAACCGCTTGATTTGCGTGTATTAAACACATCAGCCGAAAGAGAAAAAGGATTTATGTTTGAGCCTGAGCCCCATGATGGGTTCGGGCTTTTGTTCATTTATAATGAGCCAAGAGAATTAGGTTTTTGGATGCGGAATGTTGCTTTTGATTTGGATCTTGTGCCATTAGATTCGAATATGAAAATAATGGGAGTTCATCGTTTAAGAGCACATGATGAAAGAATATGTAGAATTACCCGACCATGTAGATATGTATTAGAATTATCTGCTGGTTGGTGTGAAAGAAATGGGGCATATAAGGGCGATCAATTACAGTTTATTAATGTTTAATGTGACGAGCTATAATTTTTACCCCTGGTACTTTAACGTTACTAACGGATCTAATATTTTTGTAACTATCGTCAAAGAATTCAATCTCTTTAAAATCAAATTTTAAAGCAATCATTTTGATCCATTGTGCTTTCATTTCCGGATCGCTATTAGCTAATGCAACAATAGGAATCTCCGGAATATTATTTAATTTCAAGAATTCTTTTGCAGGATTTTCATTTCCACGTGCAGTAAGAATAACTGCTGCATCTGTACCATGTTTATTGATTACTCTTTTAAGAATTTGTGTTGTCCAAACAATTGTTTTTGGATCTACTAAGCCTTCAAAATCGCTGTAGTCAAATATATCGCCAGGAGTTTTCTCATATACTGCATACTCGCCAGGCGTTAAATGAAGAACGTCTCCATTTTCTTTTGTTATATGAACCCGACTATTTGTTTTTACAAGAGTATCATCTAAATCCCAAACATATAATTTGCGATTACGTAGTTGTTCATGAATAAACAGTTTAATATATTCTTTGAGAACTTCTTTAGACATTGTTAATAATAAATATTATTCAAGCTTGGCATTTTTTTACCCATAGCCTTTGACCAGCATCATATATTTTATATAGATTTTTTTTGACTGCCTCTTCTTTTTCGCTGTTTGTTTCTGAAGCGGTGCAATATAATCTGTTAAAACAATTTTTACCATCTGTCCAATCAAAACCGATTGTTTCGTGGCTCAGTTCGTATCCAAAACTTTTTAGTTGATTACCAGTTCCATAACGGAGATCAACCCAATAATGATATTCGTCTACTTTACCAAACAGTCTTTTTTCAAGTTCAGACAATAATTTGCTAAGTCCTCCTATTACAATAGTATTCTTAAGTGAGCAAAATCTTTCTATTTTGCAAACGTTGTTGTGCGTTTTCCATGAAAGAATTGAAATTAAGTTTCCTTCTTGATCACGCAAACCAATATGTTTCGCATTTTTCATTCCTTTTAAATGATTTTCATTTAAAAAACTAATTGCTAGCTTATTGGAAACGTCAGTTATTTTAGTATTTCTGCCATATATTTTCTTTAATATAAGACCGGATGCATTATTAATAATTGATTTAACAATATCTAATTTGGACTGAACTTCATTTTCTCTGAATTGTAATAATCTTAAATTATGGGTTTCAAATTCTTTTCTGAGATCAGAATGATAGGTCTTATCTCTATAATCTTCTTTATGCCAATATAAACCGTCAATGTTTACATAAACAGAGTCATTAATCTTAAAATCTGGTCGATAAAGTTTATCAATTTCTAATGGTTTCTTATTGAAGTGTTTTAAACCAAGTTCTTTTTCTATAAAATGTTCCAGATAGGTTTTATAAGAATTAAACTGATTAAGTTTTTCTATCAATTGTTTTTCGTTGATTTTCTCAACGGATACGAACCATTGATTAATAGTAACCTGACTAGGTAAAGTATTTTTATACTTTGTTTGCTCCAACCAATCTTTCAAAGGAATTTCGTTTTCATTTTCAACTATCACTAACTTTGATTGTTCTTGTTTAAATTTTTCAGTTTGAGAAAAATATGAGACACCATACTTTTTCAGATTTGTTTCTTCCATTTTTTTCTGGATCGAAATATTTCCTGCTGGAGTAGTGGATCCATATTTTTCTAGATTGGTTTCTTTTATTTTCTGCCTTACTTGTGAGGCTGCTAGAGGTTGTTTTGTTCCCCAATTTTCTATGCTAGTTTTTTCCTTCTTTTTTTTAATCCAATCTACTTTAGAAGGATTATCTGTGCCATATTTTTCTATGCAAGTTTGTTTTCTTTTTTGAACTATTTCTTCTGTGGTTACTTTTGATTTCTTTTCTTTTTTTGTTCTTTTTGAGAAGAACGTGTTTATTTTCTTTTCTTTTCTTCTTCGGGGATGCACCGATTTGTTTTTAAAAACATCTTTTGGAATTGATTCAAAGTAATCTTGGATTATTTTGTCAAAAAATTTTGCTTTCTTCGTCCATGAAATAAAAGTACATTCCACTATTTCAACTTCATTATGAAATTCTTCGAATCGTTTAGCGGCCTCTATATAATTTATTTTCTTTGTTGTCATATTTATTTTTAGTATGTCTACGTTTAATACTACGTTAAATCCAACTAGTTTTGGTTACTTTGATTCTGACCCAGCTTTCCAAAGTGATGCCGATAAAGTTGTTACTTTTATTTTAAGAAAGCTTGGGGAAGATGTATTAAGCGTTGAGCTAACTAAGAAGATGATTTGGGCATGTTTTGAGGAGGCGACTTTATATTTCAATGCAATCATGATTGAATATCAAGCTAAATCAAATTTATCATATCTTCTTGGTTCTCCTACTGGTTCTATAGATTCGGCAACTGGGAAATATCAACTTAATTTAGTTAATAACTATGTTCAACCCAATCTTGAATATCTTGTAAGACAAGCCGAGCCATATGCTTCTGAGGTTGGTTATGGTCAATCTCTTCAGTCATATTCTGGTTCTATTAAACTTGAAGTTGGACGACAAGATTATGATATA